TCTGCGTCAGTGATCGCCTGGTCAAGTGAGTGGAGATTGTCGATTAGCTCTTGGAGGAGCATGATCACGAGGGCGATGAACCGCATGATCGACAGGGGGAGCACCAGGGGGGGGAGGAGCTTGAGGAGTTCAGCCAGCGCCTTTGTCATTTCTACCAGCGCGGCGACGACTTTGCTAGGGCTCAGGGTGATGATTGCCTTTGGGATGACCGTCAGGACCGCGGCGGCGGCCTCCATCGTGGCGAGCATCTTCATGAACGGCACGAACGCGGCCAGGGCGGGGCTGGCCTGCGAGATCGTGGACATGATGAGTTCGGTGACGCTTGCCGTGCGGTTCCCTATCACGGGGCCTACCTCGATCCCCCCGGGTAGCGGGATCGTGAGGTCCGAGAGATCGATACTGCGGATCTCGATGCAAATGAACGCCATGGCCTACCTCCGGGCTGTGAGGGTCGCGCTGACGCGTGCGCGGGCAACCTCGATCTCCATCCCCCCGGGAACCTCGGCGACTACCACGGGCCGGCCGCGGCGTACTGCGCGGGCGAGTTCGTTCATGGCTGCGCGGACGATGGGTTCGGGGATGTCCTCCGGCGCGTGGGCAACGAGCACGTGGTGGCCCTGTGACATGAAGCCTGCGATCTGGTCTGCGATCTCCTTGAATTCGCCGGGTTCCACGTTGTCTTCCAGATGGATCAGTACGCTGTTCATGGTCCCTCCGGGATCGTGGTGCGGAAGATATCGGTTTCTACCTGGTCAGCGAGATCGCCTATGGGCTCGCGCTTCGCGTGGGCGCGAATGGGAATCAGGTATTCGAGGGAGATCAGGCGGCGGCGGGTAGCGCAGAGGGTCACGTGCTGAAGGATGTCAACCCCGAGCCTCACGCGGTTAGCCATCTGCCGGAGCCCGATGGGAGTGCAGCGGGAGAGGCTGGTGAAGGCGGGGCCGCGCTGGAAGCGGTCGAAGGCGGCGAAGAGGTCCCGCACGAGGTCATCGGCCCCCGGGGTTTCTTCGATGCGCTTCACGAGGTCCTTGCGTTGGCTCCTGATCATGGGGAGAGGATATCAGGGGTGGGCGGGAGGCGCAAGCGGCGGGGGGACCGCTCAAAATAAATCGACGATTCGTCGAAAATAACTATTGACACCCGTCCCTGGCGCGGTATGATGTGGGCATGAAGGACGCAACCACAAACCAGACCAACGCAGCCCGGGAGGCTGACATGATGATTTACACGGACAGCATGGAGTGGACGACGGCAACCGGGCACGATGTCAAGGTCGTCGTCAGTGTCACCGAGGGTACCACCAGCATCGGATGGGGCCAGACCAAGGGCAACGGCAAGCACTCGGTAGAGTGCCGGGCCTACGTGGGCGGCTCGACGGTAGCCGAGCAGGGCGGCCTTCTCTCCCGCAAGTACACGATGCGCCGCCTCCCCGAGGGCGTGGCTGGCCACATCGGGCGCGTTGGCCTCGACGCTGACCGCTACGCTCAGGTGCAGGCGATGGTCATCGCCGCCAACGAGACCCCCGAGATGCAGGCGCAGGCGGTGCAGGACGAGGCAACCCGTCTGCACGCTGACGAGATGGACAGGTTTGAGCGTGAGCAGGAGAAATTGCACGCCTACATGACGATTGACTGAGGGGGACTAGATGAGCCAGTACATGATCAGCAACTCCACACAGAGGGCCTGGGAAACCACCGACGCCAAGACGCTCGCCGCGGCCAAGCGGGCGGCGACCCGCGAGTGCGGCGCTGGCTACAGGGATTCGACGCTCATGGTCGGCATCAAGCACGACGACGGCGAGATCGAGCCAGTAGCGAAGAAGGCCAACTACTGGGGCGGTCAGTGGGAGTCGGTGAACGGGTGGGAGGGCTGACCCATGATTGAAGCAACCCAGCGCGCCATCGGCTACGTCCGCGTATCGACCCAAGAGCAGGCGGAGTCGGGGCTGGGCCTCGACGCGCAGGAGCGGGCGATCCGGCTCTACTGCGAGATGAAGGGCTTCGATCTTGTGGATCTGATCCGCGACGAGGGCGTGAGCGCGGGGAAGGCCCTGGGAGATCGCCCGGGGGGCGCTGATCTGCTCTACTCGATCCAGGGACCGGGGACCAGCGGCAAGGGCGGCAACGTCATCGCACTCAAACTGGACCGGCTCTTCCGCAACGCCGGGGACGCCCTCCAGGTCGTCGAGGACTGGGACCGGCGCGGCGTGGCCCTCCACCTCGTTGACCAGGGCGGGTCAGCGATGGACACCAGCTCAGCAATGGGAAAATTCATGCTCACGGTCCTTGCGGGGGTCGCTGAGATGGAGAGGAACCTCGGGCGGGAGCGCACCACCGCGGCACTTGCGGAGAAGCGCCAGCGCGGGGAGAAAACGGGCGGGACGGTGCCCTACGGGTTCGACGCTGTACCCGCTGCTGACGGGGTGATCGGGTTGGTCGAGAATGCCGCGGAGCAGGCGGTGATCAACCGGATGGTCAGGCTGCGCAGGGAGGGGGTTTCGCTGGCAAAGGTCGCTCGTCAACTCGACGAGGACGCGGTCCCCACGAAGACCGGCGTACGCTGGCACCCTGAGACCGTGCGGGGGATCGTCGCGAGGCAGGGAGATCGATCTTGACAACCTCCCAGACCTCGACTACGGTCAGGGAGTCTCGGAGTGGCCTCCTCGGGTCATCTTCGTTCAACCTCGCCACTGCCCCGGATTCAACCCCAGGGCAGCGGTGTATCTGCCCAACGATTTTTCCCTTGACTCGTTTATCGACGCATCGTATAAGTGATCCCAGGTTGAGCGGCGGAGAAACCGGAGGACCCAGGGCCATGGAAAACACACCACTACATCGGAGGAGAACATGAGCGGATCAGTGAACAAGGTCATCCTGTTGGGGAACCTCGGCAGTGACCCCGAACTGCGGTACACCCAATCGGGAACCGCGGTGGCCAACTTCAGTCTCGCCACCAACGACAGCGAGAAGGACGGAGACGGCTGGAAGGACCGCGTCGAGTGGCACAGAATCACGGTGTGGACCAAACTCGCGGAGCGCTGTAGCGAGTATCTCCGCAAGGGCAGCTCGGTCTACCTGGAAGGGCGGCTCCAGACCCGGAAGTGGCAGGACAAGGACGGGATGGATCGGTACACCACGGAGATCGTGGCCTTCACCGTCCAGTTCTTGGGTGCGGCTGGCGGCGGCGGCGGCGGCGGGGATCGCAACTACGGCGGCGGCGGCGGTGGACGCGGGGATCAGGGAGGGGGACGCGACGATGGCCGCAACGAGCCCCAGCAGCGGCAACCCCAGCAGCCCCAGCAGCCACCCGCTGGCCAGGGGAACGAGGGCGGGGGGAACGAGCCGGTGACGCGTCCGAGCAGCGCCGACGACGATGATTTCCCTTTCAGTCCTTGCACTTAGACCGATGAACATTCCCACTGCAACCGGTGACGGATTCCGGCTCTACTGCCAGGATGTTTTCGACTGGTTGCAGTGGGCACCCGACGAGCACTACGATCTGATCCTGACCGATCCCCCGTATGAGAGTCTGGAGAAGCACCGGCGCGTTGGCACCACCACGCGGTTGACTGCCGACTGGTTCCCGGTGATCTCCAACGAGGCTCTCGCCGCGGTGATCGCTGGCCTCTACCGGATCCTCAAGCCTGACCGGCACTGCTACGTCTTTTGCGATTGGGAGACGGCCTGGCGGTGCGTAGCGGGCACAGCTTCGGCGGTGGGGTTCAAGGTCTGGACTCCGATCGTGTGGGACAAGGTCGCCATGGGCATGGGGTACCACTACCGGTCCCGGTACGAGCTGGTGATGTTCCTTGAGAAGGGAAAGCGCAAACTGGCAGACCTCGGTGAACCCAACGTCCAGGCGTTCAAGCGCGTACGCGGCGGCTACCCCACGGAGAAGCCCGTCGCTTTCGGCGAGCTCCTGGTGCGTCAGAGTACGCAGGATGGCGAGTTGATCCTGGATCCCTTCATGGGGTCGGGCGCGTTCGGGGAGGCCGTGGTAAGGCAGGGACGGCGGTTTCATGGGGTAGACGTGAAGGGGGACGCGGTGGAGTTGGCAGGGGAGAGGATGAGGAAGGTGTAGCGAGGCAGCCGCGCCCAGGTGGGCAAGCCGGGTTCGAGTCCCGGACCTGGCGAGACTGATTGGAGGACTTGACTTTGAGGACAGAGTCTGCCAGCATGGGTGTTGCGACTTGCTATCGCAACTACCTGGAAGGTTCCGGGTCGGGGGTACTTGGTAGTCCCCCTCTCGGACCTTCCGTTACCAAGAGGTGCTCCATGAAAGACCTATTCACCGAACAAGAAGAGTGGCGTCCGGTTGTTGGCGGCGAAGACCGATACGAGGTGTCGTCTGCCGGGCGTGTTCGGTCCCTGCTGCGTAGGCCTGCAAGACTGCTGAAGTTACGAGTGGACATGAAGGGGTATTGTTACGTCGATCTCTATGTGGCCAAAACCAACAGCAAAAGAAGCCGTGTTCACCGAATGGTACTGCTGTCTTTCGTGGGGGTTCCGCCTACCGCCAAGCATGAATGCGGACACAGAAACGGTGTCCGTGCCGACAACAGGCTGCAAAATCTGAAATGGTGTACTCGGTCGGAGAACCTGAAGGACAGGCACACACACGCTCGCATGTCCGGCAACGTAGCAGGAAATATATCCAAACTATCCACGGAACAAGTGGTTGACATAAAAAAGCGAATCGCTAACGGAGAGTCTCCGCTGGCGATATCCAGAGACTTCAACATGCACCATTCGACGTTCTATCTCATCAGGAATGGCAGCATTTGGGGATGGCTGAAAACGCCATGAGGCGACACATCTGCCCCGGCAGGGGCGCTTACGCGGATGGTCCGCGATTGGAGGGACAGGATGTCATCAAGCAACAGCAGTTCCAGCAACGGTATCGGAGTTCCCATGGTGCTTTTCATTGTCTTCATGGTCCTCAAACTGACAGACACGATCGACTGGTCGTGGTGGTGGGTCTCGGCTCCTTTGTGGGTCTCCGCAGGCATCGGTATTTCGATTGCCGTCGGCGTGCTGGTAGCGGCGGGTACGAAGTCGGTATTCGCGGGAGTTCTGACCGGGCTCGCTGGGATCGGGGGGCTTGTTGTTGGCATCGTATCGCTGGCGACGTAGCCACAACCGCCCCGGCCGCAAGGCGTAAGCAGGGATCGGACCCTGCCGGGGCTCTGACTGGAGGTGGACGATGGGAAGCAATTTTGAATGCAATCTGCGGGCGTGGGACCGTCACGCCGGCAAGGACAGGCGCGACGGGATCGCCCGCCCCAAGGCTCTGACCGCACCGCCGAAGATAAGCGGAGATTTCTTGGGCTGGTTACGGGGGGTCGGCTGGCGGCTAGTGACGTGGAATGCCGCAAGCAGGACGTGGTGGAGGGCTGGGTTTCGGGTGGACCCGACCCACTGGCTCCCGATGCCCGACCCCCCGGAGGCACCATGAAGCGCATGACCGTCGAAGAGGCCCTGGGCGTGGTGCTGAGTCGGACGCGGCGGGTCGGTAGGACTACGGAGGGGCCGGACGAGCTACAGGCGGCTCATGGTGTGTTGCGCGACGAAATCGACCGCCTCAAGGCCGACCTCGAGGACGAAAAGCGCGTCAACGCCTACCTCGAAAAGCGCTCAGACGATGCCGTCGTGGCTGGGTACGCTGCCCACGAGGAGGTCGAGGTGCTAGAGGCGCTGCTGGCGAAGGAGCGGAGCCGGGCCTCGTCGCTCCTGGTGAAGATCAGGCAGGCATCGTGCCACATGCGAGGCACCTGCGGGATCGATGACGCGCCGGACGGTTCACAAATCGTGCAGACAGCGGAAGAGGTGGCGCGCATGTACCACCTCTTGTCCCGCCAAAACCAACGCCTGCGAAGAGAGGACAGGGCCTCGTTCTGGGAAGTCAAGGACCTGCGGGGTCTCCTGGCAAAGCAAACCGACATCACGCGCGACGCAGAGGCCGAGGCCCTGACCGCGCAGAGAGTTGTGGTGCGGCTTCGGCGGGCGTTGGATCTGGCGTGCCATCACATCGCAGAAGTCATCAGTCTCGGTGTACCGGAAGAAGAAGCGACGATGTCCATTGTGGCAATCGAGAAAGACTTTATGTCCCGCGTCTTGACCCCGCCCCCGGCACCCACCCCCACCGCACCCGACCCCGCTGTTTGCGACGGCGTCTGCTGTGACGAATGCGGCATGGGCTACATAGGCGGGACCGACGCCCCGACGCACGCTGACGGGTGTTCGCAGGCCCCGCCCCCGGTACCCACCCCCGCCGAAGCGCCTGAGCCCGTGCCTGAGCGGTGCGGGCTGTGCGGGGAATTCATGATCAGCGCCGTCCTGGGTACCCCTGTTTGTGCTGCGGCAAGGGGAAGCAAAGGGGCATTTCTTTATACGGCCGCCGTTGACATTGGCCCTCCGCCTGACTTCTGCCCCAAGCGCAAGGCGGAAGGAGGCCCTGATGAATAAGCTCCTCTGCGCTCTCTGGCCTAGCGTCCGCTTTGATATCGACTGGGGCTGTCTGCGGCTCCACAACCGCCCCCGCCTCGACCTGGGGGAGATTGACCCCGCCCTCGTGGTGGAGATTGACTTCGGGAAACAGTCGCGCTGGTCGCGCGTCTTCGTAGTCTCGGGATCGGGAGGTGAGGAGTGAACGATCCAAGATACGAGATATACATCGGCAAATTCGGGGCGTACTTCTACGACCATCTGAGCGGCGAAAGTCTGACCCTTGACGCGGTGTTGCGGTTGCTCAATGAACATGAGACAACGAGAATCAAGGCTGAGCAGGCGAGTCTACGTGCGGCGATGGATGTGCCCGACGTCGAGAAACGCCCATGACAACCGCAGCAACAGCCCTAGCCCTCCTCTCCACCGCGGTAGACGTGACCGCCCGGATCCTGGTAGCGGTCAGGCATCACCGTCGCAAGCGGGCCAGGGCTGAGGCGAATGCGGCGGCTGCGAGGTTCGCGCGGGCTGCGGCTCGGGGCGGGATGTCGACGGTGGAGGTTCGGGTGATGTTGGCTGAGAGCGGGGTTGCTCTTGAGGAGGCCGGGAGATGAAGATTTACTCAGGCAACGCCTACGGCAAGGATTTGGAGATGTACCGCAAGTACGATCTCGGGATCATGTTGGCGTCGTCCTCGTCGCAGTTCGGCCCAGATAAGACGCATAAGCAGTTTTCCTGCGCCCTCGACAACGGAGCGTTCCAGTGTTGGCAACGCGGTTTCCGTTTATGGCTGACGTGTTCATGGCCACGATAGCCAAAGCATACGCAGTCGGCCTCTCGCTTGATTTCATAGTTGCCCCGGACATTGTGACAAGGGGCAAGCAGTCCCTAGACTTCTCGCTTTCGTGGGCGTTTGGCGAACTACTCACCGCACAAAACCTGGCGCTGGCTGTGCAGGACGGAATGACTCCGAGGGACATATCCAACACGCGGGCTCCTCGCCGGTTTTCGCATCTCTTTATCGGAGGCACCGAAGACTGGAAGTGGAGCACCGCGGAGGAGTGGATCAAGTATGCACACGGCGTCGGCATGAAAGCGCACATAGGACGGTGCGGCACGCTCGACAGACTGCGCCTTGCTGAGAAGTGGGGAGCAGATAGCGTTGACTCGACGAGTTTCGTGCGAAACAAATCATGGCACATACTGGAGCAGTTTCGTCGCTCTGGCGTCCCGCTATTTGAGCGAACCGATGTTGGCTGAGGCGGGCTTTTTGATTGAGGAGGTTGGGAAGTGAAGCTGAACACGCTCAAAGAGCTGTACGAAAAAGTAAAGTCAGGCGAGATCGACGAAGAGAAACTCGTCATCGTCTTGGATAACGACTGGACGTCATTCTGCATCAGGGAGCCAGGGGCCGAAGATGACCCGTTCGGAGAGGACGAGGACAGGATCGGGGTCGAAGAGGCGCACGGGTGGGCGGACATTGAGCCGCTGTACAAGCTCCTCTTCCCGAGGGCCACGGTGGACTGGTGCTGATTGGTTTTTTGATTGGATTTTGATTGGAGGTGGAGAGTGAGAATCTACGACACGCCATGGAACGAGATCGCCAAGAGCGATTGGCCTTGCGCAGGTGAGATCTACGTCAGCAGGGCCACGGGACAGGAGACCAGTGCTGTCGGACCAGACGGCTACTGTGTGGCTGTAATGGGCGACGGGACGCTGGAGGGAGATACCGTCCGGAGAGGGCTGTTCTGGACCAAAGAAGACGCTCTGGAGTTCGGCGCTCTTTTGGCTGGAGGTGAGGAGACAAGGCTGTACGCGGTGAAGAAAAAACATGACGACAGAGCGAGATGGTACGCTTTTGACGCCGGAGTCTTCATTCCTACGCTGATTGGATCCCGCTGCGTGACTGGTGTCCAGGCCCACGCTGCCCTGATCGCCAAGAAGCACGGCGGCACCGTCGTCGAGTTCGTCCCCGCTTCCGCGCTGTCAGACTACGAGGAGGGGCCGAGGTGAAGGTTTACAGGATGAACGAGGTGACGGAGTACGTTGCAGCGGGGACAGCGAGCGAGGCTCAAAAATGGTACCGTCACTACTGCATCGTGGATTGCGGCATGGATCCCAGCGAGGTAGAGAACGAGCCCGCAGAACTGACAGCCGCGGCCATGGAGCGCATGATCCACGTGGGCGAGGGCGTCGAGGAGCCCCCGTATCCGCGGTCGTTCAGGGACGAATTGGATGCGTTGGTCAAGAGCGGGGTCGAGTTCCCTCTTCTCTTTGCATCATCGGAGTTCTGAGATGAGCGAGTACCGATACGGATTCCTGGCAGGACTGGGGACGGGAATGATGGTTGTGGCGTTGCTGGTTGGTCTGCTCTCCTGCTCAACCCCGATCCACATCCAGGACCCCGTAAGCGTCCAGCTCTGGACGGACGCGCCGGGCCAGCCTGACCCCCTGGAGGAGTGCCAGCGGTTGACGACGGGCGGTTGCGTCGTGATGAGCGTCGAGGCGCTAGCCTGGTGGACGACGAAGTGGGCGGCCTGCGAGGAACAACTGGATGCTTACGAAGAGGCAAAATGATGCACCCTGCACCCACTGCCAGATTCGGAGACATGCCGATTGAAATCCGCGTGGAGCCGTATGCAAAGGACGTTCGCGGGTACATGGCGCAGTCGGGGCACTACCTCGACAACCCACCCCCGGGTGCGTTCTTCGCCGTGGTGGTTCGCAGGATGGGTGCCGGTCTTTTCGGTGCGGCCCCGTTGGAGCCCGTTGGCGCAGGGCTATTCGGGCGTCCCGTTTGCCGCAAACTCCCCCAGGGCGGCGCGGTGGTAGAAAACACGCGGCTCGTGCTCGACGACGGCCTGCCGTACGGCACTGCGTCCGCGGTGCTCCGGGCCGGGTGGGCGGAAGCTGCGAGACGCGGGGCAGTGACGGGCATTGCGAAGCATGACCGCACTCTCCACAGCGGCACAATATACCGCAAGGCAGGCATGCGAAAAGACGGCAAAGTGTCCTCCCCCGCGGGCGGGTGGAATTCGCGAGGGGGGAGGAAGTCGGGCAAACTAGAGCCGACATCAAAACAGCGGTGGCGCATTGATTTAGGAGCGTTGGCCTGTGAGGCTGCTCTTGATGATTGCAAGGAGGGGGAGTGATGAGAACGGTAGTGGTCACAGAGGAGCACCTCAAGATTCTGCGGCGGTTGAACTTCATGTTGGACGAGGACGCCTTATATGATCCGGTCCCGACAGTGGACAGCAAACGCCCGCTTGGCAACTCGGATGGAGCATGGCGGGACGTGGCCAAAATCCTCGGGTGGGAGCAACTGGAAGATGACGACGGCGAGAAACATTGGCCCAAGGGCACCAGGGCCAAGGCGCAGGCGCTTTTCGACGACATGACCGCTGTGCTTACGGCATGCGTGGGCGCGGCGTCGTTCAGGCCGGGGAGGTACAGCGCTGACGACTACCGGGACAACTGGAGATGGGCGGTTTGTGAGGAGCGGCTTGAGGGCTGCGAGGTGGAGTGATGCCCGAGCGTACTGCGCCAGTCCAGGGAGACCAGGGGGTTCCGCCGCATTCTCCAGACTATCGTTCGCCAGGTCTCATCGACTGGTGGGAGCACGAGGACGCGTGGAGAGCATACGACGAAAAGTGGCACTGCGGACAATCTGCATCCCGGATCGCAGAGCGCGGCGGGTTCGGATGGGACGAGTTGGTGGAGTTTCTCGGGCATGAGCCGACGACGTGGAGACCACGATGACTGACCTCGTCCAATGCAAACGAGCTGGAGATCTAGAGCAATGCAAGACCTGCCACCACGCGGAGCCCCACGAGCGGGAGGAGTTCGGGAACCGTTGGCAGGGCGGGCCTGAGTTCTGCTCTGAGTGGCGGAAGTGCTGGGACGCCATGCCCAGGACTGGCCCATGGCCTGGCCCACGGATCAAGGTCCGCTGCGTGCGGGTGGAACCATGAAAGTCCCCGGTCCCAGCGGGCTCCCGTGGCCCCCGCCCCAAGAATGCATTGATCGCTTCGGGTGGACTCGGAAAACCGCTGAGGGAATGTCCATGATGGAGGCGCTGGAGATCATGTTCGAGATGGTCGCCAGTACCCCCGAGGCCATGGCGGCGGCGAAGCGGGTGGTCAAGGCTGAGCGTGCCCGACTGGCCGCGCTTCAAGCGAAAGAGTGGGATTTCGTCAGTTTCAGGTGGCCCGTCCCGCGTTGCGACGTGTCCGATGACTGACCCTCGCACGGTGGAAGACGTGGCCCGCGCCCGCGCTCGATCGTGGGTGACCTCGTTCTCCGCTCAGTTGGACACAGCGCTCTACAAGGCCGGTGCGTACCAGGCCGACGAGGTGGGCGCGTTCGTCGATGACGAGACCCGTGGGAAGCGACGCAATGCCGTACTGGAGATGGTGACCGCGCACCTGGAGGGGCGCGACGTGGTGATCCCGCAGTGGCTGGGGCTCATTGTGGCCTCGACGGTACAGGCGGAAGTGGATAGGACCCTCGACCGGGAGGCGGGGCGTACGAGCCTTGTGAACCTGGACGAGGATTGACGACAGGGGGAGACGATGTCAGGAAGTTATTTACACGTTGCAACGGCGGATGGTCAGTTCACGGGGTGCGGATTGCTTGACCACCTAGGGGACGCATATGAGTCACTGGAGGAGTGTGTCTTCGTAATACGGCACCTAAGCGGTGGCGATTCCGCAATTATCAAGGCTGCAGTGGACGCGTATTATGAGAGCGTGAACCCGGATTACAAGCCAGGTGCGATTGCGAGATGGCTCACCTTGTCGGGGAGGGCGGTTGCGTGTCCTGACTGCGGCAAACCTGTTGCTGTCACAGAGGACGATGAAGAGGACGGTGTAGCAATCTGCGGACATTGTGAGTCTAGTTTCGCAGTCACGAAACAACAACAGGAGGACCCCGATGTCTAACGGTAGCGAGTGGTGGAAAACGAGCTGGAATTGGATGCACGGCTGCACCCAGGTCTCGGACGGCTGTAAATTCTGTTTCGCCAAGAAGATGGCTCATCGGTTGCAAGGCCGCGCAGGGTATCCGCCCAAGCCCGATCAGTTCTCTGTGGTGATCGAGGAAGCGAAGATCGCCGCGCCGCTCGAACGCAAGAAGCCCACGGTGTACTTCGCGCCGAGCATGGGGGACCCTTTCCACGTGGACGTGCCTGATGCGGTGCTTCGCCGGGTCCTTGCGGTGATCGCTGTTTGCCCGCAGCATACGTTCATTGTCCTCACGAAGCGGATCCAGCGGGCGCGGGACTTCCTGAACGCGTTGGTGGATCAGGAGCGGGAGATGCGGGATCAGCACGGCGATGTCCTGGGGATCTGCCGGGACTGCGGCGGGCTCGACTCGTGGTCGGCGGGGCTCAGCGATGAGCAGCCTTGCTCGCACGGCTGCGGCGGCCTGATGCGCCGGATATCGTTCCCGCTCCCGAACCTCTGGCTCGGGACATCGGCGGAGAACGCGGCGACCCTCAACGAACGGGCGCGGTTCCTGAATGATACTGAGGTGGCACACCGCGTCCTGTCACTGGAGCCCCTGCTCAGGGAGATCGAGCCGGTGATCCTGGCCCACGCGTTGTTCCCGAAGATCGCCGTCCGCGGTGTCAGGACGGTTGGGCGCCCAGGGGACAGCGAATTTCGGCAGGCCCCGTCCATTGATTGGGTGCTGGTGGGAGGCGAGACGGGGAGCCTGCGGCCCATTGAACCCGGCTGGGTGCGTAGCATCCGGGACGTCTGCAAGGCGGCTGGCGTCCCAATGTGGTTCAAGCAGTGGGGACGGGGGAAGGCCCCCGCTGGCGACGTGAATGGCACCCTTGACGGTGAGCGTATCCGCGAGGTCCCGGAGGATTTCGCTGTATTGATGGCCGAATAAGCAACCAAGGAGGTGCAAAGGTGGCCAAGAATTACGGAAAGTTGGTGGTGATGTTGGAGCACAAGACGAGCAAGATCCGCGTGCCGGTGGAACACCCGGACCTGGGAGGCAACACCCAGGACGCTGTGCGGTGGGCGCGGGATCAGCCGGAGATCCAGGGCTTCGCGTACGTGGTCACCCGGGACATGGCCCGCGTGACGGTCACCAGCGCGATGACCAACACTGCGACTGTGGAGTCCATCGGGGGGGACGGCAACGGGGAGGACGATCCCGAGCCGGAGCCCGAGCCGGAGACCGCCAAGGCCCCTGAGCCGAAGCCCGCGGCCAAGGTCGCACCCAAACCGAAGCCCAAGCCGGCACCGGCGTCCAAGGACCTCCTGTCAGGCAACGCGGCCACGGGGCACGCGGCGAAGAAAGACGACGACGACAGCGCCAACAACGGCGGAGACAACCCGTTCTAACTGAAGAGGAGACGACGATGGATGAACGACAACGAGATACTCCGCAGCCTGTCCGTGCAGGGACCCCCGTGGTCCGCAAGCGGCGCGTGAAGAGGCCCGTCAAGCGAACCAGCATAGCGAAGCCCAGGGGGCACGTCTTCCACGGCACGGTGCGAGCCCCCGATCAGCAGGCGACGACGAAGCCCACCCCGATCCCGAGGGCGAAGGCCATGGCCCGGGCGCTGGCCAAGGAGTACCGGGATACGTTCTCGGTGTTCATGGGGGTGGAGCTGCTCTGCTACTACGAGCCGACGGACGCGGGGGTGAAGTTCCGCCGGCCAGCGCGGGGGGAGGCCAGCGATGGCTGACCTCTTCGACGGATCCCCCTGGTGGGATGAGACGTGGTGCGCCTTCGATCTGGAGACTACGGGGCTTGACCTGGAGAAGTCTCGGATCTGCCAGATCGCCGCGGTGAAGTTCCGGCGCGGGGAGGTCCTCTACCGCGCCTCGATGTTGGTGGACCCCGGGATCCCGATCGAGGAAGAGGCGTCCGCACACAACGGGATCACTGATGAGATGGTACGCGGCAAGCCGCCCCTTGTGGAGGTAGCGCCGCGGTTCATCTCGTTCCTTGAGGGTGCGGACATCCTCGTGGGTCAGAACGTCTACGGCTTCGACGTGCCTATCCTGGACCGGGAGCTGGGGGAGGGGTGGCAGCGGCTCGTGGCCATGCGCCCGATCCTCGATACCTGGCCCCTGGTGAAGCACGACGACATCGGGCGGTACTGGCGTGGTAGCGGGCGGCACAAACTGCCTGCGATCTGCGAACGGCTGGGGATCGACTGCTCAGACATCCCGGACGTAGCGGGTGACGGTGCTCCCGTGAAGGGGTCTGCCGACTGCATCCGCGTGGTCCGCGTCCTCTGGACCCTCCTGCAATCGCGGGTGTTCGGGGTGGCAGCGAAGCGGTATCTGACCAAGGACGCGCAGGAGGCAGAGCGTCGGCTGCGGATCGACTTCGATCGCCATGACCGCGAATTCAAGGCGTGGCTGGCCAAGCAGCCAGCGCGGGAGGCTGAGGCCACCCCGACCACCGGACCCCCGCTCCCCTCCCCGAATAAATAAATCGACGTATCGTCGAAAATAACTATTGACTCCCCCTGCCCACGCGGTATTATGTGGGCATGAAGAGGGAAACACAAACCAGCAAGACCAACCGGGGGGACGGGATGAAGAACTATGACGAGACCTGGACGAAAGACGACAAAATCATCAACGAGCAGGACCGCAAATTCGAGGCGGCGGTGGCAGAGTCGGAGCGACGCAACCGGAGGCTCTACGACTGCGACGATGACGAGGAAATGTACGGCTGACCAGGAGAGGACGATATGAGCAAAACAACGGAATTCGCAGAAGCGTGCATGGACATGAACACGGCGCAGGAACTCAGGGACGCCCTCGCAGACGGCCCCGACGACGGCGACTGCCAGGAATGGGGCCTGACGCATGAGGAGTGGAGGACGGCGGTCAATGAGGCGCTGGGAGACAGCCAATGACCACCAAGCGCACAGCGGCCCGAGCCTACAACGAGAATACCGAGCAGGCCCGTCAGCACCTGAAGCGGATCACTGAGGGGCTCGGTGCCCACATCGTCAAGACGGTGATCACGCCAGCGGGCATGTACGACCGCCAGCCCGATTGGGGGGACGTGGGCGATATCCAGGCGCTCAACGAGCTGCTGGCTGAAGCGGCTCGGTTCATCAATGACGACGGGGAGGGCTGAAATGAACCCATCAATACTGATGATTACGTCAACGAGTGCTCTATACTGGGAAGACGCCAAGGCCGACACGATCACCGACGCCAAGCGCTACGCAACGCGCGAGTTTGGCGTCGGTGGTTTTGCTGACGACGTGTTGGCCGTGGGGATCCGCTACGACAGCGGGGAGATCGTCAAGATCGCGACGAAGAGCAACCGGCCCGGCTCGCGCTGGGTCGACTGCGGGGGGGTGTAGCCATGACTGACTACTGGACAGGCGTAGCGTGGGCGGTGGCCTTTCTGTTGGGCACCATCATCGCGCAGATATGGGCCTGCAAACGAAACAGCAAGGGAGGACGCCATGACCCCGATCGTTGTTGAAGTCGATATCCTGGAGTGCGGCAAGTACGACCTCAAAGGCGAGCGGGCAACGCTGGATCTCTACCGCATGCAGGGCGCGGACTGGGCAACGCTGACACCGGCGGTCGGCAGTTCGCCGCTCACGTGGCACGTCAAGAGCCTCAAGCGCGACGGGACTACCCTCACGATCCAGGGGCCGCACACGTTGTGGAAGTTCACCGTCCGCAAGCCGGTTGACCCTGACCACGACCTCAACGACCCGAGACGGTAGGGGAGAACAAGATGGGAAGAGAGATCTACAGAGTCACAGGACCGCTCAGGGAGCCCGATCACCCCGACGTGCTATCGGTGGACCTCGTTGTCCAGGTCCGCGCTCAAACGCTCGTAGAGGCGCTCACGTTGGCTTATCAGGCGTGCCCCGAGTTGCCGATCGAGACAGCCAGCGTCTTGGCGGGGGCGACGGCGCCGGGCTGCAACGCCGTGGCTGCGGCCGCTCGTGCGGTCTGGGAACTCCACGGGGTCTGCAACGACTGCGGGCTGGTCTTCCCGCGGGACGAACTCATGGGTGGCGTCTGCGCTGACTGCATCGACGCGTGAGAATTCCAGTTCGGTTTCCTTGACGGAACGCTGATTGGTGGTAGTCTTCTACTCACCCCGGGGGTCCCCGACCACTGACCCCCTGCCCCGGCCGGGTGCCCCCCCCGCCGGGGCTTCTCTTTGTCCAGCCTCTTGAGAAGTGCTTGCATCGCCTCCCTCGCCCTGGCACATTCGACTCAACGGGGGAACCCCGGGGCTCAGAACTCGAGCCTCCTTGTGGTTTGGAACTCGCTTGCCTCTTGTGCCCTGGGGCGTCCCCTGCTCCTTGCCCCTCCCATTCAGCCCCGATACAATGCCTGCAACCGAGGAGGACCCGCATGTTCGATCTACTCGCGCAGGTGGCACCCGGCGCCGACGCTGTCCAGCATCTAGCACCTGTCCCCAACGATGTCCCCTGGACGACCATCGCCGCTGTGATCTGGGTGGGTGCCGCGGTAGCTGCCTTCGGGATCCAGCGGCGGCTTCGGTGGGTGGTGGACCAACTTGAGGGGCACGCCTGGCTTGAGCTGGCAACCACGATCGTCGCCGTGGTCCTCTGTGCGGCGGGCGGGGGCATCGCTGGCTGGCGGGTCTGGGATCCCTGGCTTGGCGCTACGGTGGCCGCTGCGGGGGCGCTGGGGAGCCCGTGGATCGTTTCCTGGGCATCCAAGGCCTTGAGCACCAGGCTGGGGCGCAGGCGGTCCGGGACGAACTGAGTTGTTCCTCTGCCGACAATGCCTGTTCGGATTCGAGTACCAGGAACGCCCGCGGCGATCGGTCTGCCCCGGCTGTGGCGACAGGGGCACGCGGGTCCTCCCTCCCAAGAAAGGGCCTGGTAGCGCGTACCGGCCTCCGGGGATGCCACCGGGCGTAGACCGGCTCCCCGCGCAGAAGTGCCCGCGCCCGAGCCTCTTGGATTCGCCGTACGTGACGGGGGCAGTACACGACGGGTCAAACCCCGACGACCTGCCGGGGACGGCGGTGACGCTTGCAGACGGTACCAGGTTCGCGGAAGACGAGCGCGGTTGACGCGCTCTCCGGCCCCGTGATACCAATTAGGCACTGAGGGAGACACCACCATGGCCCTATTCGACGGCATCCCGGCAGCAATCCAGGCATTCAAAGACGCCATAGACGATCTGCCGGAAGATGAGCAGATGGCTGAGGCGGGCCGAATGCTCTGGGAGGCGATCCTCGGGCATGTATTCGACGATACAGATTTCGGGGAGGGAAAGGTGCCGGTGGCCCGCGGCGACAAACTGGAATTTGAAGTCCTGTCGCACACCTCCCTGACCGATCGGGATGCTTTGGATCAGCATCCGGCATCGGCGATTTCATACGACAACTCGGTTTCCGGGCTGGCAGCGACGACGGTACAAGAGGCAATCGACGAACTGGCCGCGCTCCATCCATGACAAGGACTACGCCATGAGACAACGAACTCTCGCCTTGCTCGAATGGCGCTGGGAGCAAGTCGACCACGATCGGCGGGCACTGCGGCACCTCCTGAATCCGAATGTTCAGCGGGCGATCGGGGCCTCGACGTGGCAGTGGTTGCCCCTCGCCATTTCCGTGGTCTGCGTACCGGTCTACGTCTGCCGGACGGCGGAGCGCGTGGGCCTCGACGTGGCGATCGCTGTGGTGCGCGGGGAAGTCTGAGGCGGGGCGGTTACCGGGGCGTTCGGGGCGGCTCCTCGCCTTGTATCTTCAGGACCCACAAGCGGAGCTTCTGACACCACGCCTTGTCCTCTGGGGTCGCTGCCCTGTGACACTGGAACTCGACGAGGCGTCCCTCCTGCGCGCAGCCGACGAAGACGCCGCCCCCGAAGGTGGTATTCCCCTCGCCCTCCCAGTTCACGGTGAAGGCCGGTGCAACCGTGATCTGCTTGCATCCGCGCGCCGCGTAGTCCTGAACTACGGGGTTCGCCGCGTCCATTGAGTCCATGACGTAGCTCATGTCCACCGTGGTCCCGCATCCGCTCAGGGCCAGGGCCAGGGCAGCGAGCACCAGAATCTGAATCGATCGTCGTCTCATGGTCAACCTCCATCCTCTGTTTCCCTTGTAATCGATCCGGCGACGCAATGCAAGCGGTTGACAGGCTGCGCGATTCAACGTATCGTCCAGGCGGTGAGCACAGGAGGACGCAACCATGGACATAGCGCAAGCGCAGAAGCGGCGGCTCTTCACCTTCGACGACGGTTTCAAGTGGGTGATCGCTGACCAGGCCCCCATGCCCGCCTGCCCCCAGTGCCGGAGCACGGACATCGTCGTTATGGCCTCCATGGGCGTGGTCCACGGCTACTGCACCAGTTGCGGCACCCACCTCGTCCCGGAGGGGTCGAGCATCATCACCCGCGGTGACATCGGCGGGGCGATCAGGGAGTCGCAGGCTGGCACGGATCGGGGGACGCTGCCTACCCGGCCCCCTGTCTGCGACGGGGATTGACGTGGACGATCGCACCGGACTTACCAAGGCCCAGGCGATGGAGCGCCCGTGCTTCGGAGGCTGCGGTAAGACCTGGCACGAGGCGGGCGGCGGCTGGTTCGGTCCCAGCGAGGACGCGTGGTACTGCGAAGACTGCATGGCGGAACACCTCGCTCCGACCAACGGGGATATCGTGGTCGACTCCGACACGGGCGCGTTCAGGTGCGTCATCGGCGCTCACACGATGAACTGACCGTTCTCCGGTCTGCTCCCCTCCCCGAATAAATAAATCAACGTATCGTCGAATAAAGTTGTTGACTCCCTGTGTCCACGCGGTAAAGTGTGGGCATGAAGAGGGAAACACAAACCAGCAAGACCAACCGGGGGGACGGGATGAGCAACAGGACAGCGGCCGTAATCTCAATCAATTTCGCCCAGAAATGGGCCAACCCCGACACGGAGATCGTCGAGATCTCCACAGACATCCCGGCCAGCGCTGACCAGATCATCTTCCCGCCTGAGCAGGTCGCTCTGCTCATTGCGGCAGCGCGGGCCAAGCGGCTGGGCGAGGATCGCCCCGGTCGTCCCTGCCTTCTCATGGGCAAGGACCAGCGTTTCTCCCCGAATTTAGCGCTTCCTTCTGACGGCTGGTACACGACCAGCCTGGACGAGCTGAACGACGGCTGGCAGGCGAACTTGGCTGTCCCGGAGTGGGCAATGGTCCCCCCAGGGAAAAACATCGAAGACGCCACGCTGTGCTTCACGCTCGACGGAGCCATGGCGATGGGAGGGGCAGACATGCTGTCCCTTCCCGGGGTCGTCAGCCTCGATTCGTTCGACGACTTCGGGCTCGTCGGACGAGACGCAGCGGACCTGGCCGTGGCCACTGCCCAAATTGAGACCATCCACTACGAGCGACGCGTTGCTACGCTGGTGGCGATTGGGGGAAAGGAAGTGGCGGCGTGAAACAGCGCAGGGAGGCGATGATGAACGCACGACTGAAAAGAGCACTGGCAGCGCAGGGGGCCGGGCAGGTCCCGGCCTGCGCGGCGGCTGCATGGACGATGTTGATTGAAGCAACAGAGGGGAGGTGAGTATGAAAGCAAAACCTATGGCCTGGAAGATCCGCGGACACTCGACGGCGCACCGCATCTGCGAGACCGGCGACAAGCGGTATCCGTACCGGCTCGCGTGCAGCAAGGCGCACTTCGGCCCGCGCTGGCGGCATGGCCTGAGCAAGGTGTTCCTGGACGATGACAACCGCTGCCCGGAGTGTTTCCCGGTGGCGACCGCGTCCGGGTGACCGCCCCTGAGACCCCAGCCCCCCACCTGCCAGCGAGAGGACCGGAATGCCGTAGGGGCCGCGTGGGCGCGTGTGGTGGGTGGGAGTTAGGCTTTGGGAAGTTGCCGTTTTGTATTCGAGCCAGAGCCTTTCCCAGGCCCCACGTTTCGACCACTGATCATCATCACGGACCCTACCAGCGCACCGAGCAGGGCACCCCACCCGGGCAGCATCTCCGTCACCCCCAGCGCACAGCACGAGGCCCACACGAAGGCGTGGGCGCAGCCCTCGGGCCAAGTCATGAGGAGCCCTTCCCCACCGCTTCCAACCACCGATACCGCCGATCGTTCGCAGGCAACACCCCCTCGCCAGGGCCAAGCAGGAACACGGGGATCCCGACCCTCACGGCTGTCTCGATCATGTGCCGCGTCCCCCGGCTCTGTCCGTCCCACACGGCGATCAGCGCGTCGGCCGCGGCTGCCATCTCGAGGTTGCGGATCGGCCCCGCAGAGCGGCCGTGCTTGGTCCAGTCAGCGGGGAACTTGCGGACGGGGAGGTGACGGCTGTGAGCCACCGACTCCCCGAGCTGGTCCACGCCCTGGGCACCGCCGGAGAAGACCTCCGTGATCTCGAATCCTGCGAGGTCCACCGCTGCACGCACAAGCGCGATGTTCTTGAGTCCGCGGCTGCCTGCGATGATGGTCTTCATGGGATCTCCCCGTCCTCGCACCGTCTCCGGTGATTCAACTCCACCAAGGCCAGGGCCACCTTGCGATACCAGACAGACAGGGCGCCGTTGCCGTCCGCGTGGTGCTCGTCTGCCGCAACGTCAGCGTCCCTGATCATGTGCTGCACTTCCTCGCTGCTTGGGATGCGATCGTCTGTGCTGGGCTCAGTCGTCATGGTCCATCTCCTCAACGATTTCCCGCACTGATCGCTCTTCGTCGTTCCCCCACGAGATCCCAGGGCAGTAAGGTAGCCCTCTCTCGTCCAGGCCAGTCTGAACAGCCCCTACCTTCCCGCACTCTTTGCACCGAACCAATCCGGCGGCTCCGAGGTCCGTCTTACTGTGAAGCAACTGCCCCCCGCAGTCCGGGCACTTCTCCGGCCCACCCCACGGCTGCACCAGTGCCCGATGCGCCTCTTCGATGTCCTCACGTGTCCGCCTCTTCATCGCGTCGAGGATCAGCAGCCCGCAGAACCGATCGGCCTGCGACGGGGAGAGCAGTCCCCCGGGCGCTAGGGCTTCCCAGTCGTCGCCGTGGTCGAGGTCCGCGGGAATCCGCGTGTCGCCGTCCATGTAGCAGCGGGCGCGGTACGGCCCTGCGCCGTCCGAGTCCATCTCCACGTAGGCCGTGACCTGCGCGCCGAAGAGGAGCCTGACGCGCTGCCAGAAGGACAACCGCGGCCGCAGTCGTAGATAGTACGGGTTCACCGGGCCGGTGCGGAACTTGATTTTGCTGGTTTCGTAGCAGTTAGCCACGTGGCACCTCCGTTGATTCACCGCCGCCCTCCGTGGTCAGTGCTCTTCGGGCGGCAGAGATCGCTGTCTCTGCGCCCACCCTGGCCCTGTCGCGTACTATCTCAGCCAGCATCTCTACGCATGGGACATCGAGACCATATCTCCGCGCGCTGGCGACGATTCGCAATGCGTAATCCAGCGCCCGCGCAGCCGCCTTCTCCCCCGTCCACGCGGGTGCTGCCTCATCCTCAGCGGGGAGGACCACGACGTTGAATTCCTCGCCCCTGGCTTCGGCCTGCGGGTAGTAGTCGACGCGATCTCCCGGGAGTCCGATGTGCTGGCCTTCTGTGCGTGTGATCTTCATGGTCGTCTCCTCCTCAGTTTGACCGCCGGGCGGCGCGTCGTTCGTTCATCCTGATCCACTTCTACCGTCCCCTTGTCGGGCTGTCAACACTTATTTTCGCCGCATCGTCGAATTCTCTTGACGGGCGCTCAGGTGCCCCGGTACTCTGCACGCAGGATGAACCACCGCCCTCCGGGGCGCTACGAGGAGACACGGATGAAAGACGAATGCACGCCTACCAGCGAGGATCTCTTGGCGATCGCTGAGGACTTCAACGACTTGGCAGACAGCATTGAGCCACTGGACGAACCCCTTGGACACTTCACGGTGGCCCCCGCGGGCTGGGGCGCTGGGTCCATCGCCTTCGAGTCCTGGGGACCATCGTGGAACAGCGACAACGACGAACGGCCCGCGTCGGCCACGGCAGGCACCCGCGAGGACCCCGACCGCTGCACCGGCTGCCCCGACGTGGGGTCCTGCGACAACGAGGCCGTGTCGCCATGCGAGGTAGCGGACTGCGATGATGAGCCCGATGATCCCAGGACCAGATACCACTACGTGCCGAGACTAGACGCATGGACGGATGGTGATGTCCACGACTGCGCCAACTGCCCCGACCAGGACTGCGCCATGCACCCCGATCATACCCCCGGCACCGAGGCCCCGCCGGAGAGCGCCCGCCGTCGTGAGCGGATGAGCCACGCGCGCAGGACGCGGCGCCCGAAGAAGGTGCCCAGCTCCTGACCCACCCCCCCCCGTTTGCAAATCCGACAGCGCGATATAACCGAAACGATAACCGAGTCCCCACGAGCCCCTCTACCGCCCGCAACCCCTGACCCCCTCCGACCCCACCGGCCACCCTCCTACGCGGCCACCTGCCCCCTGCGCTGGCGACCGTGGGCGTCAATGCCCTGCCGGGGATGGGTGTCTGCTATTTGTTCGAGTGAGGGGCTGTAGCGGGGAGGGGTTTTATTTGGGGTCCGCGGTGTCCGCCGTCTGAACATGCACGGCCCCCCTGGGCCGCTTCGTCTTGTCGTCGTCGGTGTAGTACCGCACCCGCACCCCGTCGATCCCGGCTGGCAGCCGACGCAGTAGCGAGACCAGTAGGCGCGTCTCGTCTTCAGGCGCGTACTGATCGAGCCGGGTCGCCAGCTTTGCCACCCGCACGGTCTTCCCGTTGTACTCCAGGAGCCCCCAGCCCATGGGAGTTCCGCAGTGGTTACCAGCCCCTTCGGGACGAGGAAGTACCGCGCCCGTCCCATGCCTGACTCCAGTAGTCGGCGGTAGGGCTTCTTCCGGTCTGCCAGGAAGTCTGACCGACTGGTCTTGCACTCTACCAGCACGGATCCCCAGCCAGCCCACCCGATAGCGTCCGGTGTTTCCCCGGCGGAACTGGTCACGTCCGCGGCAACCACGGAGCACGACACGCGCCGCGTCCCCGTCTTGGTGTACGAGCACGGCACCACAGCGCCCTTCAAGAGCCACTGCGCGGCCAACTCCACAAGCCGATCGTGGGTGGGCGGGAACAACGTCGGGTCTTCTGATTTATCGGTAGTCATCCCGCCCTCCTGTTGTTCATCACCGCCCAACCTCCCCCAACGTCTACCTTACCGCCCACCCCCTGTCAAGCCCTTTTATTCGTCGAGCCATTCGACGAGTCCCCACCCGCACTGCTCAGCCACCGCCCACCACGTCTACCCCTCCCAATCCACGCCCCGGCCCTCGCGTACGCGTGACATGCCCCCGCGCATCCGTCGGCGCATGTTCCGCGCGCAGCCCTGCACGCGTCGCGCCGACGCGTAGACTCTAAACTTGTGGTTAAGTCCTGTAGTTAACTTCTGTGTCCTGTGGTTAAGTAAACTTAAACACAAACGCGCCTGTGCACGCGAGGGCGCGCGCCATACGCGTACGCGAGGACCCCCGGAGAACCCCACCCCACACAGAACACATTCTAGGTGAACGGCTACAGGACACAGAACACAAGACACAGAACCGCGCGGACCCCACCTCCCAACCAGCGCGCGAAACCCCACTGCATCCCGCGCGGACACAGACATAGTGGACCACCCATCCCGCGCGGACCCCACCCAAAATGACGCACCCATGACGCACCGCGAATCCACCCCCGCACGCACGCGCGTTACTGAGCGCCAACGCGCCCACGCACGCGCCGTAAAACACGCGCGCAGCCCCGCCCGCCCGCGGCTTGACTAAGTAGCGGTTAAAGGACAGACTTACGGAGGACGGCCCAAGTGGAGCACAGCGGAACGAAGGGACTACGACGGGAAGAGCAAAGGCAAGAGGCTAAGCAGTGAGCGACCTGCAACGAAGCGACCACAGACGACCGGGGACCGAAGCGATGGGTGAGGCCCCGCGAACCAGAAGCAAGGGAGCCAGGCGGCAAGGAAGCAAGGCGCTGGGAACGAACGACTACTGCGGACTTCCGATCAACCGGACGCGAAACCCCGTCCCACTGCATGGGGTACGGGGAGGAACGCGCGGGACAGGTCAACTGCGGAGGTGTAGGACCCCGGAGGAGACGGACACAGGGAGCGGCAAGAGGAACCGATGGAGGACAGCGAGGAGCAAAGGGTTGAAGAGCGGAGCGATGGGAAGGAGAACGAAGGGCAGCGAGGAGCAAGGGGAGGGCAGCGCGAGGAACGTGAAGAGCGGAGCGAGGGCAACGCGCGGAGAGGACAGCGAAGAAGCAAGGGGTAGAGCGGAGCGGAGCGACGGGAACGCGCGGGAAGAACACCACGGAACAAGGGGAGGGCAACACCCATGAAGCCTGAAGATAAGACTACAGCGCAGGAGCGCGCGAGGGGGAGGAAGGCTCGATTTCCAGGATCGCCCGCGCGAAAGGGGAAGTCTATAACAAGGGAACTCTATGAGAGGATGTTTAAAGCTTACGTCCGAAATCCGTCTATCTCTCGGCTTTCTGAGACACTTGGGATAGCTTATAGTACTGCGAAAAAGGCGGTAGACGAGGGATGGCCTGAGCGGGGCTTCGAGGCGATCCGTGACCGCTTTGCGCGGGTGGTCCAGGAAGCCCAGCGACGGGAGAGCAATGACCCTGCCACGGTCCTGGGAGAGAACCTGGGCCTCGTCCGCAAGATCAAGGGCAGGCTCCGGGATGCTGCGATGGATCCCGACATCTCCAATGCGGAGCTCATGCGGATCTCCAACGAGCTCGACAGGGTGCTGACCCGGGAGCACGCCCTACTCCAGTCGGCGATTGACGCGGGGGTGGCAGGCGGTGGATCCCTCGAGGATCAGATCGCTGGCCTGGATGATGCGGACCTTGAGGCCCTGGCCACAGAGGGGGAGATCCCCGCTGAGCTGTTCTCGTACTTCGCCCCCGGATACCGCCCCGAGACCGACCCTGACAGCGGGGGATACGTGCCTCCGTCTGGCGACGATGCACCGAAGGGTGTTGCGCCGCCCCCCATGCCGGACCTGCCGGACCTCCTTGCCTCTACCTCGGAACCCCTGCCGTCGCAGCCCAGTTCGGCCCCTGTGACACAGGCGGCCCCTGTGGGCAGCGGTGATCCCCTGGACCTGGACCGGCTCGCAGCGGGCGTCCTTAACGATGCACCCGGGGGGTCTGCTTGAATTTGTCCGGGGGGTGGTCCTACCCGCCGCGTCAACCAGTGTACCCCCGCTGTCCCCGGCGCTGGCTCCGTCGCAGACTTCAGCGTTTTGAAGTGTCCCCACCCCTCTCAATGGGGACAGGGAGGGGCCGGTTCAAGGGTACGAATAGTGATACATCGGGGCAGCCCGGGAGGGGGCCGGGGGGTCAAAAAACCGGGCAAATGGGGGGCCGGACAGGCATAGCCCCCCCACCTCCGAGCCTCCCGAAAAAATCGCAAACCTCGCGCACCCCGTCTGCGCCCACCTCCTGCGCGCCCCTCCCAGCCGTCTGTGTCCCTCTCCCCGTCCTCCGGCCCCCCTCTTCGTCCCGCGCCCCCTCTCCTCTCCGACCTTCCTCTTTCCTGCGCCTCTCCCTTTTCTTCGTGTAGACCTCCCGTCCGTGAACCCCGTCCGCGTCCTCTCGCAACTGAGGGTTGACACACCACGCGGACCACGCTAGATTGCGCATGTGAGAATCCTTTAGCGAGTCCGGGGATCTGCCAAGATTTGTCCCGGGCTTCGCTACGTCTGGAGGGGCACTACCCCCCCTTTCCCCCTTGACACCGTCCCTCTCCCCGGTCTACACTGCGGGCCATGAAGGTCACAAACCACACTCCCCCCCGTCACACGACACCGATGGTGCCAGGCACATGGCCTGGCGTTCGGTCTGTTCTGTGACAACCTGATTTCGACTCAATCGGAAAATTAGGCACCGGTAGCTCACTTGGCAGAGCGGCTGTTTCGTAATCAGCAGGCAGTGGGTTCGATCCCCTCCCGGTGCTCTGGGTGTGTTTGTCTGGGCCGATAGTTCAGTGGTAGAACAGCGGTCTCCAAAACCGCAGATCCTGGGTTCGATTCCCGGTCGGCTTGCTTTCGGGGTGTAGCGCAGTCTGGTAGCGCGCCTGGTTCGGGGCCAGGACGTCGTCGGTTCGAATCCGGCCACCCCGACTTTTCCCCGTGCATGATCGTCCGTCGTCGCAGTCCCTCCGCGTCCTCTCCACGCTCGTCTCTTGCGCGTGCCTCCCTGGCGGTGGTAGTGTAGTGCGCGGTAGTGAATGAATGATGGAGGTGTGCAATGTTGAGGGACCACGTGTTGGACGTTCCGGTGGTGGCTGGTACCGAGGGTGCGAGCAAGAGCGTGAAGCATCTGCGCGAGAAGCAGTTGGTGACCCGTCCGACGGGTGCGGACTGGGACATCGATTTGCAGGTGTCTTATGACGAGGGCGTGACGTGGGTGGACTTCGCTGCGGGTGTGACTGCTGCGGGGGAGACGTTGCTGGCGGACGGCAACGGGTGGCCTTTGGTGTGTACGCACGTCCGGGTGGTGACGAATGCGGGCGGCGTGCCGGCTGATCCGGTGACGAACCCGTGTACGGTGACGCTGTACGGGTGGATGGTGGCACGGTAGTTGGTCGGTCTCGAGGTTGAGCGGTGAGCATTCCAATCGAAGTAGCGATGGTCTTGGTGGGCGGCGGCGTGCTGGCGGTGTTGGGGTGGTGCGCCCTGGTATTGTCGGGACGGTGCGCGGACGCTGAGCGCGGGGGTTGCGATGAGTGAGCGGAAGTCGAAGGCGGAGTCGATGCGGGGCGGGAGCGACGTTGAGACCGTTGAGACCGGCGATAGCTGGCTGGATGGCGGCACCCCGTTGCAGGTGATGAAGGCGCTGAGCGTGGGCGTGGAGGACACGCAGATGTGGGGCGCCGAGGCCCTGGGGGAGGATACGTGGGCGGAGCGTGGGTTCGTCGCGCCTCCGATGCCCATGGACGGCCTGTGGGTCGTGTACGTGAATTCGAATGTGCTTCGTCAGTGCATGGCCGCCTACTTCTCAACGGTGGACGCGTTCGGTGCGGCGGTGGTGCCGGTCCTGTCGCCGGATGCCGAGGATTTCGAGGAGAAGCTGGCGGATCTCGTTTTCGAGGATCGGGTGTGGCTGTACGAGCAGGGCGAGCTCAAGGATGCGCCGGTGTACCCGGAGGGCGATGACCTGGAGACGGCGAAGACCGCTTACATGGCGCGCCTGCGGTTTGAGACAGCGAGCTGCCGGGTGTGGATGCGGAACTGCGTGGACAAGGGGCGGTCCCTCGTTTACCTGCGGAGCCGGATCCGTGACGAGTGGGTGGGTCTGGGCAATGCGGCTGTGGAGGTCATGCGCGACGCTGGTGATGAGGAAGGTGCGGGGGGGCCGGCGCGGTTCCAGTGGGTATCGATGCTGCGTTTGCGGCCCACGAAGCAGGATGAGCAGGCGGTGGAGGTCCAGGAGAAGATCCGGGTGGGCCTGCGGATCGAGACGCGTGGGGTGTGGCGTCGGTTCCGTCGGTGGGCGCAGGTGCTGGAGAGCGGTCGGGAGATCTGGTTCAGGGAGTACGGTGACCCGCGGATCATGTCGAGGGCGACGGGGAAGTACTTCGAGGACAGGGAGGCGTGGGAGTCGCACCTTCGGGAGTTGGGCAGGGACGAGGAGACGGATCATGAGGCAACGGAGATCTACCACTTTGTGATCCCGGATTCGCGGAGCGTGTGGGGGTTCCCGCTCTGGTTCGGCGGGCTGCGGTCCGTGATGGGTAGCACGGCGATGGAGGACACGAACCTCCTGCACTTCTCGGAGTCGGGGATCCCGCCGTATGTGGTGCTGGTGAACGGCGGGAAACTGAAGAGCGGGGCGGCGGATGTCATCGCCGAGCACTTCAAGGGGCTCAAGGGCCGGAAGGGCCGGCATAAGATGCTGGTCATCGAGGCCCTGCCGCCCAAGAGCAAGGGGGGTGTGAACGCCGGGAGCACGGGGAAGGTGGAGATCGTACTGGAGCGGTTGTTCCAGCCGGACGAGGCGGCGTTCATCAAGTACGATCAGGAGAACCGGGACAAGGCGGCGGAGACCATGCGGGTGCCGCGCATCCTGCGGGCAGCGGGCGGGGACTACAATCGCGCGACCGCGATGTCCGCCTTGACGATGTTTGAGAACATGGTGGCTGGCCCGCTGCGTGAGGCGTGGGACGATGAGTTCGATACCTTCTGCCGTGACCGCGGGTACCGGCTGGTTCGGACGCGGAGCAGGTCACCCATTACCAGGGACCCCGAGACCCAGGCGAAGATCGTTGACATCCTGGCGAAGGCCGGTGGCCTGGTACCTGGGGAGGTGCGGGAGCAGGCGGCGGACATCCTGAATGCTGAGTTGCCGGAGATCCACAAGGCGTGGACGAAGCAGCCCATGCTCTTCACGTTGGCAGGCATTGCGCCGGACGGCGACGGGGCCGCTGAGGGCGCGGGCGTCCAGGGCACCCAGGCGACGCGGGGAGTCGATCCAGGGCGGCTGAACGAGGCGGTGAACCGCGTGGTGGCACTGCGGAATGCGCTGGCAGACGGGCTGGACGGCGCTGAGGCCCTTCGGAACGCGGCGGGCGGTGAGGATGTCGTTCGGCTAGAGATCCCGTGGGCTGAGATGGTGCGCATGGTGGCCACACCCGACGACGACGACGGGGCCGAGGACTGATGTGCCTACCCCGGACCCCACTGCGGAGGCCCGCTACGAGCCACTGACGCCCCGGCAGAAGATGGTGCGGCTGGCGTTCCTTCGGTTCCTGGCCAGGCGCGAGTTGTTCAGGCGGCGATTGCGGCGGGACCCTCAACTTTTCATCGAATACGTGATCGAGACCGAGACCGGTGAACCGCTGAAGCTGGCGTGGTTCCACCGGGAGTGGTTGGACCTGCTGAGTGAGCATCTGGACTGCATAATCATAGCGCCAAGGGGTCATGGAAAATGCATGGTCGCCGGGACGCCTGTGCAGATGGCGGATGGTCGCCGCTTGCCAGTGGAGGAGATCACGGAGCCGGACGAGGTGCTGGCCTGGGACGATGGGGGGTTGAAGTTCAAGCCGGCGGCGTGCTCCGCTGTATTCGACTCGGGAGTGCAGGAGTGCGTGGAACTGGAGACCGGCGCTGGCCGGCGGCTGACGGTGACGACGGACCACCCTGTGTGGACGCGGGCCGAATGGGTGTACGCTGGAAGACTTTGCCCCGGGAATCCGGTGTGCGTCCTGGAAGACGACGGGCGGCATGGGTGGGATGAACTGGTGTCCGTGACGCCTGTTGGTCTGCGGCAGACGTTCGGGATCGAGGTCCCGGGGTTGCACTCGCATGTGACCGGCGGGATCGTCACCCACAACACGACGATCCTCGTGGGCCGGGTGCTCTGGGAGTTGGGCAACAATCAGAACCTGCGTATCAAGATCGTCTGCCAATCGGATGACAAGGCGAAAGAGCGTCTGTACGAGGTCCAGAGGCATATTGAGGAAAACCCGCGGCTGAAGTTCGTGTTCCCGAACTTGCTGCCGGCGGGAAAGGGCGAGTGGTCGAAGCACAAGATGTACGTGCGCCGTACCATCGTGGCCCGCGATGCGTCGGTGCACGCGCTGGGGATCCTGTCGACTGCGACGGGCGGACGGTCTGACCTGAACATCTGCGACGACGTGGTGGACCGGCGGAACGCGATCCTGCAACCGAAGCAGCGCGAGAACGTGAAGATGTCGTTCAAGGGCGATTTCTCTAACCTCCTCCTCCCCGGGGGGCGGACGTGGTACATCGCGACGAAGTGGCACAAAGACGACCTGACCCACGATCTCCTGCGGAACAAGGACAGGATCTACGCTATTCGCGAGTACGCGATCAACGAGAACCTCGATCCGATCTGGGAGGCGATGTGGCCGCGGGCTGCGCTGTCCCGGCAGCGGAAGAAGATCGGGAAGGTGGAGTTCGACCGCGGGTTCAGGAACATCGCGCTGAGCGGGGACGTGATCGTCATTCAGCCTCACTGGATCAAGTACCGACCGCTCAGGCAGTTCCCCGATGACCTGCACTTGGTCGTTGCATACGACCTGGCGATTTCGGGGAAGAAGAGCAGCGACTACTTTGCGTGGTGCGTGGAGGGCTGGTCACCCAGCGAGAAGAAGATGTTCGTGCTGTCGGCTGGGCACGCGAAACTGTCTTTCTTCCAGCAATTCAAGCGCGTGGTGGCTGACTGGCTGAAGTGGCGAGCGCGGCGGATTATCATCGAGACCATCGGGTACCAGGCTGCCCTGGCTCAGGAACTGGATCGGGTGACGATGTTGCCCGTGTACGGATTCAAGCCGAGCGCGGACAAGGGGACGCGGTTGCTTGAGGTGTCGCCGTACATTGAGACCGGGAACGTGATCTTCGCCGACCACCTGGATCCGGAGCGGGACCAGGCGACACAGGAGCGTGGGGACCTGGTTTCAGAGCTCACGGAGTTCCCGCTGTACGTGACCGACGACGTGATGGACGCATTTGTCGAGGGCCTGATTTGCCTGATCGACGTGTACAGCCAGGGCCTCCTCGCTGATATGATGTCCGAGTATTCGGAGGAGGACGGGATGTGGCTTGACTGGGAGGACGACGACGGGGCAGACGTTGGCGTGACCGTCGCCGGGGGAGGGGACTGGTGATCGACGGTATCAGCATTGAGGTCCGGCCGCGGGATCGAACGACCATGATCACGAAGGGCGCAGGGCATTGGATCTGGGGAGCGGCTGGGGTGCGGAAACTCGCCACCGCGGGGGAGGGCATCCTCCTCTTGGGCGGGGAGCGGGTCGTCACCCAGGGACGGCGGTTCGTGTTGGTGGAGCACGCCCTTGAGGGGCCGGTCGTTCACGTGGTGCAGAGCGGGGCGAAGGTGGCGGCGGAGCGCATCGTGCGCAGGACCCTGAACCCTGTTGACTTGGTGCGGGTGCGGGCGAGCAGCTCGCTGGGGGCCGTGGGCGAGACGGTGGGCCGAATGGTCCCGTGCTGGGAGGCGGACCTCATTGAGGCGGGCATCGCGGCCGCTGACGAGATACTGGGGGCCTTCGGTGTCCCGGTGGAGGTGGAGAAGGCGAAGAAGGCGCTGGATCCCAACAAGACGGGAGACTTCGCGAAGATCGTGCGGCAACTGACGAAGGACATCGGCGATCTGCCGGAGCGCGAGGAGCGGGCAGCGATTAGGCTGTCGCTGAAGGGGCTTGAGGGCGTCGACTGGACGGGGCTGAGCGTTGCTGACAGGGAGAAGGTTATCAGCGCTGCTGTGGCTGCGGTGGGGGTACAGGCGACGCATCGCCGGGCAGCGGTGGCAGTGGGTGCCGTGGTGGCGACTACGTCTACCTCCGTGGTGAGCGGGACCACGAAGAGCGTGGGGACGGCGCTGAGTATTCGGCTGCGGACCTCGCTGAACCACATGGATCAGCGGATCGTGGACGGGATCAAGGGACGGACAGGGCACTACCTCACCGACAGGCGGGGGAACCTGCGGGATCGGTTGACCCGCGATGGGATGCGGGTGGTGGAGTCCGCGGTTGCCGACGGTTTGGGCGCGAAGGAGATAGCGCGGCGACTGGAGGGGACGTGGCTGTCGGACGAAACCTTCGGGCGGAATCGGGCCTACGCGGAACTCTGCGCGCAGGCTTGGGTACAGGACGCCAGAAGCTACGCGCAGATCGCCGGGTACTCGGAGGCGGGGATCCAGCGGTACCGGATCGAGGCGGTACTGGACGAGGCGACGACGCCTATCTGCGTGGGGCTGCACGGGAAGGTCTTCGAGGTCGGGACGGCGATGAAGGCTTTCGGGGACCGGGCTGGTATGTCCGACCCCCGGGAGATCAAGCAGGCGGCACCGTGGATCAGGCTGAGCGGCGGGGAGATGTTCCTCAAGCCACCCAGCGGGAAGGTGACACCCATCGCCACCAGGGGAAAGGACGGGGCGTTCAAGTTTTTGCTCTCCGACAAGGCGCTGCAGGGACAGGGCATCGGTCCCCCGCCGTACCACGGATATTGTCGTACGACGACGGTGCCGGAGATCTGATAATATTTATCGTATCGCGACTTCTGAAATTGGGTCTTGACAACGTAGCGTTTCGTTCCTGAGAATAGGGAGCGAGGTCAAGCATGCAACGAACCGTCCCCTCACTGACGCTCATAGGCAACGACGAGGTCGCTGAATCTGCGAAGGCCAAGAGGTATCTTGACCGCGCAGTGGAGGAGGCGATCCTCACCAGTTTTGCTGAGCGTCCGATGGCTGCGGCGATGACCAGGGCGGAGTTGAATCATCGGTTCGGGGTAGTCAAGGAGATGGTGAAGGTGGCTCGGTTCGACTGCAAAATGAGTCCGTACCGAATCGCTGACCACCTGTTGCATTGGCTGTTGCTGTCGATCGATGGGAACGAGTGGGAACCGGATCTGCGTCGTAAGGCGTATGCTCCTGTTGTTTTGAGACCGCGGCACGACGTTGTTGTCGGCGCGGACGGAAGACCTTTGTGAGGCTGGAAGCCGTGGAGGAACTATGAGCGACGAACTGAAGACGAGCGCGGACCTGCTCAAGAAACTGCTCGGCATGGCGGCCAGCGGCGGCGGTGCGGGCGACGAGACCAAGACGACCCTGGGCAAGGCCATCGAAGAGGTCACCACCGCGGTGGCAGCCACGGGTGGCGACGCTGCGAAGGTCCAGACGGTCGCCAAGGAGATGGCCCCGAAGATCGAGGCGATCCTGAAGGCCATCGAGGACGGCAAGGCAGAGACGGACTCGATCACCTTCAAGGTGGCGAAGTCCGACGGCGACGGCGCGGGCAACGACAACCTGGAGAAGGCGGCCAAGATCCTCAAGGCCATGCAGGCAGGGCTCGCCAAGGAAGACGCGGCGTGCAAGGCTTGCGGCTGGAAGGGCACGACCGACATGCTCAAGAACGGTGCCTGTCCTGAGTGCGGCGCGAAGATCGCTGCCGCTGGCGGCGACGAGAAGAAGGGCTTCGAGAAGGCCGTCTCCGACTTCCAGGCTGACCTCGAGAAGGCCAAGGCCAAGGGCAAGACCCTGACCGACGACGAGAAGGCGAAGCTCCAGGAACGGCTCGGTCAGCTCAACGGCACCGACAAGGGCAAGGACGACGCGGGCCTGAAGAAGGCGGGCGAGGACCTCGAGGCCATCACCAAGGGTTTCGGCGGCGGCGGCGACGAGGCGTGGGACTACGACATGGCCGAGGCTGGCGACGACGACTAGCGGCCTCCTCCCTGGCTTCCTTGGTTGATCGATTGCTCTAGCCCGCATGGAGGCTCCTCCGATGGATCCACAGTTCGACTACACTGGCAGCGGCGGCTTGGTGGAATTCCTGTGCAAGGATTTCCTTGAGGACGAGCGCGCTCTGGTTCAGATGTTCGGGCTGGAACACGTCCAGAAAATGGCCGTGATGTGGCAGTCCCCCGCGGGCAAGAGCGCGATCGCTAAGCCACTGCTGAAGATGTTCCCCGAGCACAAGACCTACGTCGAGCCCTTCGCTGGCAGCGGGGCGATGTTCTTCGCCAAGGAACCGGCGGAGAAGGAAGTCCTGAACGACCTGGACGCGGAGATCGCCTTCGCGTTCGGGTTCGTCCAGAAGGTCACCGATGCGCAGATCAAGAAACTTGAGGGGATGCAGTGGTGGTTGGACACCGTAGCGGATTTCCAGAAGCTGCGTGACTCGTCTCCGAAGGGTGACGTAGCGCGGTTCCACAAGTTCCTGCTTCTGAAACTGGCCTCGTTCATGGGGATCGGTCGCACCCCGTCGCCTGCGATGGAGCGGATCGGATCTGCGCGTACCAGTGTTCCGATGTCCGTGAAGCGGATGGCAGTGGCCCGGGAGCGCCTGGCTGGCGTGGTGATTCGCAACGAGGATTTCGAGAAGGTCTGCAAGGAGTTCGACGGGCCGGATACCTTCCAGTTCCACGATCCTCCCTATCACGGGTTCCGGCAGTTCGTGGGTGAGGAGAAATGGGATGAGGCGAAGCACGCCGACGTGGTCAAGGGCTTGAAGAGCCGCGTGCTGGTGACGTGTGGAGAGAAGGGAGATCCCGGGATCTGGAAGGGGCTGAACGTGAAGTCCCACAAGGTGCCGGTCCCGTGGGCGAAGACTGGCGCTCACTCGAAGACCGGGACCATGCTGGTTATCACCAACTTCGATGCGAAGACCGTGTCCATGATGCGGAAGGATCAGCGGGTCCAGATCACCGAGGCGCAGGCCGAAGTGCTGGCCTCCGGGGTCCCGATGGTCGGCGACCTCCTCCGTGTCCTGAAGGATCTGAACACGGGGATCGGCAGGCTCCAGCCCTCCGAGGTGTCCGACGACGCTGTGTCGCTGGAAGTGATCTTGCAGTCCGCGTTGGCGGCGCATCAGGTCCTGAAGGGGCAGGTGCCGGACGAAGAGCTCGCCGGGGTCCAGAAGGGCATTGTCGGTCTGGCTGAACTGCTGGGCATGGACGCCGCGGCGGTGAAGTCCCTGGCTGAGCACATTGAGAAGGCCGTGGCTCTTGAGCCCGCGGCGGGGATGACCACCGAAGAGAAGCGGGAGTCCCAGGCCCTCCGGTCGAAGAAGTGGGGGATCACCGCGCTCGACGGTCAGGGCGAACGCCTGACGTTCCCGCCCAAGTGGTCGACCACCCTTGAGGACTACGGGGATCCCGTGAACCTTATGTACCCTTGCGACACGGTGGAGCGAGCCCGCAACGCGCGGGTGCGGTTCAAGCAGTTCGCAGATGGGTACCCGAACGACGGCGACCGCAAGACCGTACACACCCGGATTGTCGAGGCAGAGTTGAAGCTCGGGATCAAGCCCGCCTTCGACGAGAAGGACGCGCTGGATCTCCTGCTCCCCGAGGCCCTCCGGGGACGGATGGAGAAGGGGCTGGGTCAGGGCGGCCTTCCCGAAGGCACCGGGGGCGCTGATCGCTGTGTATGCCCAGCGTGCGGGCATGAAACGCCCCATGATCGCGGCGCGCCATGCAACGAAACGAAGTGCCCCAAGTGCGGCGCGGCCATGACGGGGAAGGATGCACCGGGCGATACCACCAAGGCGTGGGACGTCACCCTCCTCAAGGCCGATCCATCCAAAGAGGAGCGGTATGTCCTGGGCTTCGTTCTGCGGGCGAATGTCGAGGACAAGCAGGGCGATATCTACGACGAGGCAGCGGTCCGAGAGGCGATGTTCTCTTGGATGGAGAAGGGCCACAAGGAAGGGTTCCTGCACCGCGAGGCGGCGGGGAACCGCGTCGTCCTGATCGAGAATTTCCAGGCGCTGGCAGACTTTGAGATCCCGGGGTCAGAGACAGCGGACGGCAAGGCCGAGGCGATCAAGAAGGGTGACTGGCTCCAGGGCTGGAAGATCCTCGACGACAAGATGTGGGCCGATGTGCAGGTCGGTAAATTGACAGGGTTCTCAATCGGTGGGCGGGCCAACCGGACGCCGGAGGGGTGAGACGATGCTGCGAAGTGTAGTCAAACGGACGCGACTGACCGACATGGACATCGAAGAGGTCTCCATCGTTGGGCGGGCAGCGAACGGCGAGAAGTTCGTGGTCATCAAGTCCGATCTCCCGGGCGATGACGTGGTGGACATGGTCGAGAAGAGCGTGGCCTATTCCAGCGCCCTGGCCAAGGGCGTGGATGTGGAGAAGGGCGGCTGGGAGCGGATGCCCCTCATGCCGCTCTGGGGGCTGTCGGATCTGGTGGTCCCTGACCTCTCGACGATGAAGTGCCATCCCGTCGTGGCCGAGAATTTGCAGATGATGCTGAAGCATATCGGTGAGTTCTTCGTGAAGTTCGACGACGCACTCGGGAAGGTCCAGAAGGACGCGGGGCTTTTCCCCGACGACGTGGTGTTCCCGACTGAGGTGAGCGAGAGCCTGGCCACCATCGGGAAGGCCTTCGGGATCGTGCTGGATATCCACAAGGGTGAGCACCCCGGGCTGATCCACGGCAAGGCAGCGGCCCCTGCGGGCACCGACGAGAAGAAGGACATGAGTGAACTCCGTGCGGTTCTGCAAGGCCTGTTGAGCAAGGCAGTGCAGGGCGCCGATCTCCGTGACGACCTCACGAAGGCCACGGGCCTCGTCGAGGGTTACCAGACAGTCTGCAAGGCTCTGGAGGGCCGCAGCGACCGACTGGCGGGTCAAGTTGCAGACGCAAATCGCCAGGTGCGTGCTCTGAAGGCGCGAGTCTTCAGCCCGGGAGCGCTGGATCCAGATGACGGATTCAATGCCTCCCATGTCCGAAAGGACGAAAACGGAGACGGGGATACGGATTGGCCGGCTGATCTGGCCAGCGATGAAGAGGGGGGTGGGGCTGCTTCGGGCAGTTGAGCCTCGGTGGGCTGATGTAGTCAGGGGGGATCGGGTAGGCGCAGATGACAACTTCAATCTCTAGGAGAGACCGATGAAAGACGCGCGCACCTGGGTTCAGAAAGCCGACATGGCCCTCGCTGACCTGACCACCGATGGTGGTGTGTTGGTCCCCGAGCAGGCCAAGCAATTCCTCAAGAAGCTGATCGCTTCGTCAACCATCCTCCCGCGGGCCCGAGTGCTCACGATGAAGAGCAACGAGCGCCGGGTCGAGAACGTGGGCTTCACCAGCTCCCGCGTGCTGGCTGCGGGTACCTCCGGGGCGGCCGTGGGTTCGGGCAGCCGGGTCAAGCCGGATCTCGGTCGGGACACCCTGACCGCGAAGCTCCTGAAGGGGGAGTGCGACATCCCCCGTGAGGTCTTCGAGGACAACATCGAGGGCAAGAAGTTCCAGGCCCTCATCACCTCCCTGATGGTGGAGCGCGCGGGGCTGGACCTCGACGAGCTCTTCCTCAACGGGGACGACGCGTCTGTGGACACCTTCCTGGCCGTCCTCAACGGCTGGATCAAGAAGGCGACCTCGAATGTCTACGCCGCGGGCGGGGACATCGTTTCCAAGGATGTCTTCAAGGCCATGTGGGCAACCATGCCCAAGGCCCAGCGTCGCGGCAAGAAGACGATGACCTGCTACACGGGCTCCGATGCCGAGTCCGAGTACGCGGACCAGATCGGTGAGCGCGGCACCCCCGCGGGTGACCGGGCAGCGATCGAGGGGATGACCCCGCGCTGGCAGGGTATGCCTGTCGTGGGCGTGCCGGTCATGCCTGACACCCAGGGCACCGGCGCCGATTCCACGGCGCTGATGGGTGCGGGCAAGAACTTCATCGTCGGCTTCCAGCGGAAGATCGACGTGGAGCACGAGGTGTCCAAGCGGGACGGCGTGGTCTACATCCTGATCTCCGTGCGTGCGGATTGCACGTTCGGCGAAGAGGAAGGGATCGTGAAGGGGACCGGGATCACCTACGCGTAAGCCCTTGGGCTGCGTAGAAATCCCCATGGAGGAAGGAGAGACCAATGGCTAACTTGACCAACCTTCCCGAGCGAGGCGTCCCCGGGACCCATCTGTCGGTGCGCCATGCGCCCGATGCTGTGGCGGCCCTGCGAGCGTCCATCGCCCGGCAGAATCTGACGGTCGACGTCGATGCGGTGACGGGGGACATAACCCTGTACCTCAACGCGCTGAAGACCACATACCTGACGTTCGTCACGGCGACGGGCGCCACGCAGCTCGTGGTGCTGGGCGTGGATCGTGGCAGTCTGGAATCCGGGCTGATGGGGGACAAGGATCCCCAGGAAAGCGTCCTGGATCGGTATGATCCGACCCCCAACCTGCCGGTGACTCCCACCGAGGGAGACCGGTACCTGGCGACGGCGACGGCCAACACCTGGACCGAGAACTACATCTACACCTGCAACAGCACCGGCGCGTGGGATGAGTTTGTCCCCGACGAGGGTGCGGCCATGCGGGTGGAGGACGAGGATCGCTGGTACACCTTCGACGGTGCGGCCTGGGACTACTTGGAGAAGGGCCTGGTGCATGGGATCCTGGCGTCGCTCCAGGGCGGTACCGCTGGTGAGTACTACCACCTGACGGAGGCGCAGCACGCGGCCCTGACCATCCTGGCGTTGGAAGGGGTCCTGGATCGGTTCGATCCCACTGCGGCAACTCCGGCCGGCCCCGCGGACTGGGATGCCTACATCGCTACGGCGACGGCGAACGGCTGGACGGACGGCAATTGCTACGTCTACGACGGCTCGGCCTGGATCGAGGTCGTCTCCACCGAGGGGCTGACCGTGTGGGTGGCGGACGAGGATCGGATCTACGTCTATACCGGCGCGGCGTGGGCACTGGCTCAGGCCAAGGACGCAGGCGCGCATGATCACGGCGCGGCAACCGGGGCGGGTGGAGCACACAGCCACCCGATCACGGGGCCGTCCGACGCTGGTGCGGCGCACACCCACGCGGTGACGGATCCGAACCACGATCACGGCGCGGCGACTGCCGCAGGCGCGGCCCACAACCACGCGTTCACCGGTACGGCTCTGCCGACCACGAACGCGAAAGTGGAGGACAACGCCGGTGTGGTGGCAGGCAACGCGTTGCACGTTGTGAGCGTAATGGGCATGTTCGGGGTCATGAACGCCAACAACGCTGTTGCCGGTACCCCCATGGACTACGAGCTGGCTGACGGCAGCCTGATCGAAGTCGATCATCAGGGTGTGCCTGCTGGTTTCGCTGTGAATTTCGACAAGGACCTGGCCGACGGTGAGCGGTTCCGGTGCAACAACACCCGGGACGGCAAGGACATCTACATCCCGACCACCACTGGTCTGCTGGTGAAGATTGTTCATGAGGCCGCCCCCAGCGGGATCGCTGTGAGTTTCGACGACGGTGCGGTGGCGGACACCAACCGCCTCAACGCGGACTTCACCGGCGCTGGCGATGCTGGCGACAAGTACAGCGCGACCGACGACGAGCGGGCGCAGTACGGGATGGTGGCTGCGGGCACCAACGCGGCCGAATCCACGCACACCCATGCAATCGCGGCTGGTGCTACGGGCGTCACCGCCGACGCGGAGTCCACGCACACGCACGGCCTGCCTGCGACCACCGACGCGGAGAGCGCGCACACGCACGTTATCACCGGTGAGGCGGACCACAACCACGAGATCGGCAGCGCCTGATAGGCTGATCGAACCAGCGTTCCCCCGGGCAACCGGGGGCGCGCTCACAGGTAGAGGAGACGATGATGAGCGAGAAAATCCTGGTCAAGATGGTCCCGTACAATCGGGCAACTCGGCACATGCTGCGGCGGCTCAACTACCGCGGGACCATATTCCTCAACGATGGGAACTGGCGTTCGGTCGCCCCGGAGTTGGCGGCTGAGCTGCGCAAGGTTCGGTCCAGCCCCGAAGACCCGTCCAGCCCGCTTGCGTTCCTGGTGATGTCCGAATCCCAGGCGCGGCAGTGGGAGGTGGAGCAGCGGCGGAAGAACGAGGACGCGTTTCCCGTGGTCGGCGCTACCGATATGGAGATTCAGCACCCGTCAGAACTGATGGGCGGCGATCCCGTGGTCATGGATGAACTTCGGAAACTGCGGGCTCAGGTCGAGGCGCAGGGCACCGAATTGCGCGAGGAGCGCCGGCAGAACGCGCGGCTGGCTGAGCGCCTGGACGGTGACGGCGGGGACGAGCCGGACGGTGCGGAGAGCGAGAAGGCGGACGCGGCCCCCGTGGTCGATCCGCTGTCTGCCTCCGATCCTGTCCCTGTTCTCAGGACATCGTTCTCGTCCGGTCCGAAGCCCGCGCCCAAGCCTGCCCCGGCGAAGAAGAAGGCCCCGGCGAAGAAGGCGCCCAAGAAGCGGCAGCCCCGGAAGAAGGGCGGCCAGGGCGGTTCGAAGTGAGTGACAGGGTCGCAACGACCCCGGATCTGTCGATCGCTGCGTTCTGGCACATGCGGGGGTTGGAGGTGCTCAGCGCCGTCAAGCTCGATCGTCGCCGGTACCGCTTCGCATTCGCAGATCCCCAAGGTAAAGCAGAAGGACTCAGGATCGAGTTTGCCAATTCGGAGTCTGCGCGGTTCGATTCGAGCCAGCGGGCGATGAAGAAGTTGACGCGGCCGCTGGGTCCGGGGGAGAAAGATCGTGCAAGGGACTGATGAATTCGTGAAGACCAAGAAAGCGGCTGCGGCGCAGTACATGCAGGTGTCGACGCAGCATAGGGGCGCGTCCACGGTGCTGGCCAAACTCTCGCAAGCGTTGCCAGCGAAGATGCGGGCACGGATGGAGGGCGAGGCGGCGCAGGACGAACTGCGGATTGCCTGGGACAAGGTGCTCAACGAGAAGGATGGGGACACCCAGGCGGCTCTGCGGAAGATGTGTCTCGACTTGGTCGACGGTGTCGGGCAGGAGCTGTTTGCCGAGGCTGGCGCGCAGATGAAACTCTCCGACGAGAGGACGGGCCAGGCTCGCGAGGCGGCGATGACGGCGAAGCAACTCCAGACCATGATCGAACAGGCGGCGGAGTCGGAGGAGAAGCCCCCCGGCGCTGACGCAGGCGGGGCAGAGGGGAAGGCCGATGCTGACGGTGGTGCAGGGAAGTAGCCTCGGATCCGGGGCAGCCGAATTTCTCCTCGATCTTTGGGTCATCGATCCAGAAACCGGTCGATTGATCGACCCCTATTCAATTCAGTATCAACTCTGGGACATGGCTGGCGATGCCCCGGCGCACATTACCGCGGGCTGGACGGACGCCGTGAAGGTGTCCACCGGGCGGTATTGCGTGGACGAGGAGATCGCTGAGGACGCGACTGCCGGGAGATGGCAGGTCCGCTGGCAGTGGACCGTGGTGGATGGCGGGGCACAGTACAGCGTCCGGCGCGACTTTGAGGTGGCCTCCGTGCTTTGGGAGGACCCCACTACTTGGCTTTGCCTCCCGTACGAGGTGAGGGCCGAGGGGTTCGATTCCGATGACATCTCGGACGAGCGGCTGCAGGGCGTCCTTTCGCGGGTTGCGCAGCATATCCGGGGCGTGACTGGACGGCAGTGGTTCGGCCCCGTGGGGACCGAGGTGGAGGCGCGCGGCACCGGTAATGATCTTTTGGTACTGCCCGACCCGATCATCGGTCTGGAGTCGGTACAGGAGGGGATGATCGCCAGTGGAGTCCGGGATTCCGATGACTACGACCTGGACGAGGTCGAGGTCCTGAATCGTCATCTCCGAACCCAGGGGGCTGGGCAGCGCGACGACCGGGTACTCCCCGGGCTTCTGATTCATGGCGGCACGTGGTCGACAGGGTACCTTTACTGGTTGAGCGGAGTGTTCGGCTACACGGATCCTGATGTCGGAGTGCCGGGGCCGGGTCACCTCCCGCTTCCGTTGCGGCGGGCCGCGGTATTGCTCGCGGTTCGGCAGTCTTCGCCGCAGAAGTTCTACGACGACGTTGAGGATCGGACGACGCGGCACCTTGTCCAGAGCGATCGCATGGGCAGCCACGGCACCGCGTTTTTCCGGGGGCGCGCCGGTGCCATTACCGGGGACGCGGAGATCGATGACCTCCTTCTTGAGTACGTCCGGCCCCCGCGTGTGGTGGTCGTGTAGTCATGGCATCGGGACGAGCCATCCATCCGTTCTACGTGGAGCTGCGGCAACTCGTCACCGAGATCGAGGACGTGGACATCTACGACGACGACCTGAGCGAGGCCCTCTTCGTCGCCGATGACGACGACAAGGTCGGCACCCTCAAGCGTCCGGAGGCGGATGCGATCCTGCTGAAGGCGACCATCGACATGCAGGATTTCGAGGGTTTGGCCCAGGTGGCGACGGGGAATGTCCCGTCCACCAATCTGAAGTTTTTTGCCCACAAACGCGACCTGCAACGGGCTGGCCTCCTCGATGGCACGGGCGGGATCAGCATCCGGGTCAATGACAGGGTGAGCAGGTTGCTGGATCGATTCAAGCGCCCGGCGGTGTCCTTCGACCGCGTGCCGGTCTACGTCACTGAGGTGCGGCCCGCGGTGCTCGAGGGGGGCATGAATTTCTGGCAGGTGGCCCTCGATGTCCGGGAGCAGGGGGCACGGGTCTGATGTCAGAGATCCAACTCACAGGCGACTGGCGGAAGACCGGGCGTATCCTGCGTACCCTCCCTGAGAAAATGGAGCGAGCGCAGACGCGGGCGGCCGCGCTGGAGGCCCACGCACTCCGGCGCGAGATCGTCCAGGGGATTACGAACCAAGCCCCGGGCGGGCGGGCGTTCTCGTCCCTGTCTCCGATCACGTTGGGTATCCGAAAGTTGCAGGGGTTCAGCGGGACGAAGGCGTTGATGCGGCACGGGGACCTGCGGAACAACGTTAGCGTTACGCATATGTACATGGGTGGCCGCGCTGCGTATTTCGTGGGTGTCAAGAGGTCGGCAGTGGGTAGGGACGGGCAGGGGCTGGTGAATGTAGCCAAGGCCCTTGAGTACGGGGTCCCGGTGGTGGTGGTGCCAGTGACCCCGGCGGTGCGGCGGCTCTTCCTCGCGTTGTTCATTCAGGGCACGATCAAGGCCCCGCTGAAGGCGAGTACTACGGTCCTGACCTATAGCATCCCCCCCTATCCGTTCATGGAGCCCGCGTTCAAGAAGTGGCGTATCGGGCTCAAGCGCCGGTATGCTGCTCGGGTCGCTGTCCTGCTGAACGGCGTGGCAGGGAGGCCATAGATGGCAGTGCCCACGATTACATCCGTGACCCCCGTCGTTGGCCTGAGCCACGGGAACTACCTGGTGACGATCCGGGGGGCGAACATCGCCTTTCCGCACGCACCACCGGCGACAGGCCCCGCTGGAGACCTGAAGAAGCACGTGGCTGTCCTCTTCGACGGCGTTGAATGCAACTGGAAACACACGGGGGTGATCGATGATCCCGATGGTGATCCCGGGGACCGCATCCTCTTCTGCCGTGTCCCAGGGGGGACCCCAGCGACGTACGTGACGGACAGGAAAACCGGGGCGGTGAAGGGCGCGGTGGACATCACCGTTCGGAACATCGACGAAGATGGCGACCCGATTCCCGACGAGGAGGCCACGCTTGAGGAGGCCTTCTCCTACGAGTACCCGGACCTGAAGCGCGACAGCATGGCCATGCGGGTGATTCGCCAACTCATTCAGTTGATGCGCAGGCAGGTGATGCGGAACGTGGTGACCACGGTCCACACGGACTACGACGACACGGTGGACGGATCGGCGGTTACGCAACTCTCGGAGCTCCCGGCGATCAGCCTCAGTATCCAGGGGATCCCGTTCGACCGGATGGGCATGACACTGGAGCGGGGCGCGGAGACGTTGGATAGTGCGCTGGGGACGGTAGAGATCGAGACCCCGGAGACGGTGGATCTTCGGTTCCAAGTGATCGGGGTGGTGAACAACGACAAGCATCTGATGAATCTGTCCTCCGCTGTGACGCGGTTTTTCAAGATGAATCGGACGCTGACCGTTGCGGCTGACCCGGACGATGCTGATCGCGGCGACAAGATATACCCGATCCTGCCTGACACGGAGATGGCTTTCGGTGCGGCGAAGGGCAACAGCAACGTCCAGTATTTTCGGCAGACGTGGGTGGTGAAGGAGATCGATATCGAGTCCTTCCTGCCACAGGTGATCAGCGGTATCCTCGGTAGCGGAGTGGACGGCGAGGTGTCCGAGTTGGATGCCCAGGTTTTGAGCGACGATTAGGATCTGGAAATTGGGTCTTGTGGATTGTGAATCTGGCGTGATACGGTATCAGCGTCAGATCTGACGGAGGAAGTCATGAATCAACTTCTCGCGAGTAAGGTGATTTCGTTTGAGAAGGCCGCGGCCAAGAAACTGGGCAACCGCGGCCAGACCGGCGTGACGACCCTGGTGGGTTTGGCCGGCCGCGGTCCGATCGGGGTGGCCTTCGCGTGCTACAGTTTCGCAGAGGTGCTCGCCAAGTTCGGCGGGTACGGAGCGGACTACAGCCTGATCCTGGCTGCCTGGCAGTTCTACGAGGAGGTGGATGAGGGGACGAAGGTTTACTGCCTCCGGACCGTCCACTACGACGACCTCAACGCGGGAACCCACAGCGCGGCGAAGGGGGAACTCACCCTCCAGACCGAGGCGGTGGCCCCGTCCGCAGCCGTCATCGACGGCACGGTGGCCGCTCCCTGGCTGGTCCAGAACGGCGAGACCCTGGTTGGGTCGGTCAATGTGGATCCCGACAACACCCTCACCTTTGCCGGGACGTCCGCCTCTGTGTTGGCGGCCCCAGCCCCTAACCCGTACCCGTGGACCCCCGCTGGGGATACGACCCTGATCGTGGTGGTGGGCGCGGATCTCACGCATACCCAGATCCTCACGATCCCCGGCGACGGGATGATCGCTTACGCGAGTGCTCAGGATGTTGCAGACGCGGTCCAGGCACAGCTTCAGGATGCCTACGCGTACGAGGGGGTTGCTGGCCCTGACCTGACCTTCGAGACGGGACAGCAGGGCTCTGGCGCCCGCTTCCGTGTGACCGGCGGGACCGCCGCAGCGACCTTGGGCCTGACGGGCGCCGATGGCAGCGGGACGGGGAACGTGGCTGACCTGAGCGCGGTGACCTTTGCGGAATTCAAGGCGCTGGCTGAGGCAACCTTCGAGGATGCCGTCCCCGTCGGTGTTACGGTGACGCAGAACGCGAACCTCACCGCCCGGATCTCGACCATCGACACGGGCGCCGCAGCGTCCTTCAAGTTCGACGCGACAAGCACGGCCCTGGATCGCTTCGGGTTCGATACCGTTCTCCATGAGGGATCGGATGTCGCGCAGTCGGACACCGTGCTCCTGACGGCCAACTGGTTCGGGATCGACTCGGACGACATGACCACGGTAGTCGCCGACGCTAGCAGCGGTGAGGCGGCGTACTTCAACATTTCGTTCCTCGTGGACGGGGTGGTGCTGGAGACGTTCCCGAATTGCATCGTGGACACTACGAGCACGGACCACGTCGTGACGAAGATCACGCAGGAGACCACTGGGTCTGATCTGGTGGTGCCGACGGATCTCGTCGCTGGCCTGGGGACCCCCCTCCTGGACCGGCCTGCCAACGGGACTTTCGGGCCGTTCACGGGCGGAGCGGATGCGATAGCGGGGATCGTGGACAACGATTTCCTCGGGTCCGCTGTGTCGGAGGTCGGGCTCTACGCGCTCGGCACGGTGACGGACTTCGACCTCCTCGTGATCCCGAACCAGACCTCCGAGACCATGCAGAAGGGCATGGTGGACTACTGCCATGATGACCGTGACTGGAAGGTGTTCCCCGTGCTGGGGACCCCCGCGGGCATGACCGCAGCGGCCATGGTGTCGCACGTGGTGTCGGCTGGGATCGAGAACTACCGTGAGGAGGGTTCGATCGCCTGGCCCCGGATCAAGATCGGCAACCCGGACAAGGCGGTCTTCGGTGACACGGAGAACATCCTCGTGGATCCGGCAGCGTCAGTCGCTGGGATGATGGCGCGGACGGATGCTGGCCGCGAGGGCGGGATCTACGACGAGCCGGCGGGTGAGACCCGCGGGTACCTGAAGGGTGCCACCGGTCTGGAGATCATCGCTGGCCGCGAGACCCCGGAGAGCAACGACGTCAAGAAGCGGGATATCGTCTACCCGCGTCGGATCAATCCGATCTGGCAGCCCGAGGGTGGCCAGGTCTTCATGGACGGTCATCGCAACCTGAAGGGTGACGGCAACTGGACCACCATCGCGCAGCGGCGCGGCACGGCCCGGATGGAGAAGATCATCGACGCGGGCCTGGACGTGTTCCGGCACGAGCGCCCTTCGGATCGGGTTCGGTCGGACGCCCATAACGCTGTCGACAAGTACCTGCTGGAGCAGATGAAGCTGGGCGCCTTCGATTCGGAGGTCCCCGAGGATGCGTTCTACGTGGACGTGGGCACGGCGCTGAACACCGCGGCGGTGAAGAAGGCAGGCAAGCTCCTGGTCCGCGTTGGCTTCAACGCTGCCAGCGCTATCGACTGGGTCGTCAACGAATACGAGCAGATGCTCGTGGGCTAAGGCCCGCGGAGGAGAATCGCATGGGGACTGGAAAGCCGCGCAATCGTTATCAGGAGATGAAGTTCCTCGTCGAGATCGACGGGGTTGAGTCCGCGAAGTTCACCGATTGCGGAGAGATCAAGGGGACCAAGGATTTCTCCGAGTACTTCGAGGGGGGAACGATAACCCCGGAAGAGATTCCGATGCATGTCAAGTTTGCGGACATCACCCTCTCCAAGGGCGCGTCCGAGAACAAGGACATGTGGAACCTCTTCAAGGCGTCTGCCAATTCCTCGTCCAACAAGGGATCGACTGAGACCTTCACCGCTACGATCGTGCAACTCGGATACGACGACGAGCGGGAGGAGGAGTTCATCCTCAAGGAATGCCAGGTCGCTGACTGGTCTTCGGGCAAATGGGACAACAAGTCGGGCGAGGTCCGCATGGAGTCGCTGACCCTCAAGTTCCGCTACCCCGACTGGGCTGAGTAGCCCCCCCGTGGCCGTCCGGCCACCCAGGTAAAGAACCCTCGCGCATGGGGCGCGGAGGCTCCAGGTAGAGTACACCACGGCGTGAGAGGTAGAGCATGAGCCATCAACCCACCATCCGACCCAAGACCAGGAAAATCGAGTGCCCTTCGGGGCTGGTGATCGTCGTACGCAAGATGAAGGTCCGTGACGAGGATGTCCTTGCCGATGTTGAGGCGCATCGCCTGGGTGTGGCGTTGGACGATGTCCTTCGTGCCTGCACCGTCCAGGTGGTTGATCCCGGTCCCTACGGGCACCTTGAGGCAGGGAGCGGCGTCCAGGTTGATTGGGCGAAGATACTGCAAGGGGATCGGTACTACGCGCTGATGATGCTTCGGGTGGCCACCTACGGTAAGGACTACGACTTCGATGTCCGATGCACCAGCCCGACTTGTAAGGCCATGGTGCCTTGGACGCTGGATCTGCTGAAGCGTCCGGTGCAGAAGCTGGCGGCGGCGGACAGGGCTCGGTTCTCGGGTGGAAACCGCTTCGAGTGCGAGCTCCCCGGGGAGGGCACAAAGATCGTCTACAGCCTGCCGATTGGCCAGATCGAGCGGGACATGCTTGAGAAGCAGGAGCGGTTCTCTGCTCGGCAGTCGACCCTCAACCTGATGATGCGGATCGTCGAGGTGGGGGGGTTGAAGCCTTCGCAGGTTGTCAACTGGATCCAGGAACTGGACAGCGACGAGGCTGACTGGCTCCGTGCCGAGATGGAGAAGCACGACTGCGGGGTGGAGACGACGATCGAGGTTGTGTGTCGCCGGTGCGATACCATGATCGAGCGTGAACTCCCTTTCGATCGGACTTTCTTCTCTCCGCGCTCTGGGAAGAGGAGGGTGAAAGACGACGTGGAGGAGGGCGAGGCCCAACTCCAGGAAGTTCCGGTGGTCGAGGAGGCGGCTCCTCCGGCTCTCCCGGACCCGGTGGACGCGGAGTAGACGATGAGGAGGGAGGCACTCCGTACCCCGCGGAGCAGCTCTTCCCGATTACCGGCGAGGCGGTTCGCCGGACGTTCTTTGGACTCCTGTGGCAGTCGCACGGCGGGCAGGGCTTGGGCGCTACGCCGGAATGGGTCAAGGGCTTGGCCTCGGATGAGGCGGGTGCCTACATGGACATGATCCAGGATCGCAGGGCTGCGGAGAAGAAGGCGCTGGAGGGAAAATGAGGGGGGTCGTATGGCGCTCAACAACATGGGGCTTGGCTTCCTCTTCACTGCAAAGAATCTGGCGTCAGGCAAGGTCAGGGGCCTCCGCAACGACTTCACGGGCCTCCGCACGGACGTAGATAAGACCCGCGCTTCATTCACTCGCAACATCGCAACAATGGGGGCTGGCATCGCTGGCCTGGCCGCGGGGGGGTTGCTCCTGGCAGGGCAGTTCAAGCTCGCCAAGGCAGCGGGTGAGTTTGAGCAGGGCCTTGCCGCGGTGGGGGCGGTGACGCGGGCAACCAGCGCAGAACTGAAGGGGCTGGAGAACGCGGCGATCCAGGCGGGCATCGCCACGCAGTTCAGCCCGAAGGAAGCGGTGGAGGGGCTGACGAGTTTGGCCACGGCGGGGCAGTCCGCGCAACAGGCGACGGCGACCTTGATCCCCGTGCTTGACTTGGCGGCGGGGTCCCTGGGTCAACTGGGGGTCGCAGGGTCCGCGGAGGCCGTGGTCGGTACCCTCAACGCGTACGGGATAGCGGCGGAGAATGCGGGGGCGGTGACGGACAAACTGCTGCGCACGACGCAACTTACGAACTTCCAGGCGAAGGATTTTTCTATCGGGCTGGCGAAGGCAGCGGCGGCGGGGGCAACATTCGGGCAGAGCCTTGAGGACACGCTGATCGTGGTGGGACAGCTCAGGAATATGAACATCGAAGCGAGCAGTTCAGCCACCGCGTACAGGGAGGCGACGCGCCGGCTGGCCGCGGACCAGAACGCGCAGGCCGCTGTCACCAAACTCGGGGTGGACATCTACGACAAGCAGACGGGCGCGATTCGTCCCATGATCAATGTCATTCAGGACATGGGTCTGGCGATGGGTGACGTGACGGAGAAGGAACGGAACGCCACGATCGCCAGGGCGTTCGGTGCCCGTGGTTTGCTGGCCTTCAACGCGGTGATGAAGGCGACCGCTACCCGAATCCTCCCCGATGGCACGAAGCAAACGCTGAAGGGCGCGGACGCGATCGCGCACCTGCGCGGCGAGCTGGGGAAGGCGGGGGGCACGGCGAAGGAGTTCAAGGAGCGGTTGCTTGATACCTTCCAGGGGCAGTTGACGCTGGCCCGGGGTTCGGTGCAGACGTTCATTACCGTGGTGGGCAAGGACATGGCCACGGCGATCCGGCCGGCGGTGGAGAAGATCATCGCCGTGCTGAACACCCTGATCGTGCGGTGGCAGGCGCTGTCACAGGACACGCGGGACTCGATAGGTCGGTACATCAGTCTGGCGGGGGTCATCCTGATGATGGGCGGCGCGGCCACCCTCTTGGCCGGTGCGCTTCCACTGCTGGGCAGGGCGCTCGGTGCGGTCCGCGTGGCGGCGCTTGCCGTGGGCCGGTCGTTCCTCGCTTTGTCCGTTCCTATCGGGGTGGTGGTGGGTGCCGCGCTCCTGATCCGGCAGGCGTACATGGAGAACCTGGGCGGGTTCGCCGACTGGGTAGACGGGTGGGTGGACAGGATCCGGCTTGCTTGGAACGGGCTGACGCAGATCTTCACCCAGGGCGGGTTCTCGGGGGCCGTGCGCGAGGAGTTCGGGAAGGCAGAGAACCAGGGGATCAAGCAGTTCGTGATCGGCGTGGGGATGCTGTTGCACCGTTTCAAGGCGTTGTGGGCTGGGGTAATGGAAGGGTTCGCTCAGGCCTGGGAGTCTGCGCAGCCCGCGCTCATCGCGGTCGGCAAGGCGGTGGGCGGGGTCTTCAGCGCGGTGGAGAGGTTGTTCGGTGCTCTTTTGGGCGGCAAGAGCGTCGTTGGTGAGAGTTCCGCAACCTGGAAGGCCTTCGGGACCACGGTCGCTTTGTCCATCGGGAAGGTCTTCGAATTCATCGCCGCTGGTGTGGAGGTTGCCCTGGGACTCGTAGAGCGTTTCACGGGTGGCGTGGCGTCGGTCTTCGAGAATCTCGGCAGCCCGATCGATAATCTCGTGAGCGGGTTCGACCATATCTGGAGCGCGGTGAAAAAGGTGGGGGGTATTTTCTCGGATCTGATGGGCGGCACTGGGGACCTGAGATCGTTTTTCGGTGACTTCGCTGAGTTCCTGGGCGGGGCCTTTGGCCTGGCGATCAAGGGGGTCGCTCTTGTATTCGAGGGCATTGGCGTTGCCATTGAGGGCGTGGTTGATTTCATTCAGATGGCGATCAACTATTTCGGCAAACTCAAAGACGTCATATGGGAGGACTTCCCAGGCATCGCCACGTTCTTCGATGAGACGCTTCCTGCCGCGTTTATGGATTTCAGTGACGCAATAGATGAATGGGTTGTTCAGCCTGTTCTCGGGCTCGGAAAAGCGATAGGCGATGCGCTCAAGGATGCCATTGACCAGATATCGTCTATCCTGGCTGACATCGTGTTGTTTTTGCCTGCCAGATACCTTCCTGACGAATTGGTGAGTTGGGCAAAGACGGTCACCGGGTCGGACAAATCTGGAATGGGCGTGTCCGGGACACCGGAGAACTGGGTCGCCCCCCATATCGAGGAGAGCGTGAGCGCTGCCCACGATGTTCCGATCTACACAGGGCGCGCAACTCCCGAGACGCCCATATTCCCCGCCGTGGAAACGGGGGTCACCGAGGGCGGGGTAGTTGAGGAGCGGATTATTATCCAGATCGGTGACGACAAAATTGCTGAAATCGTAGCGAGCAGGGGAAGAGATCGGCGGATTCGCCAGCTTGAGCAGGAAGAGTATGACCTGTTCGACATAGACTGGTCGAGGTAGTAATGGCGACCATCGAAGAACAGGAAACCGCGATCCAGCAAGAACTCCGTGAGCAGTTGGGGCTGTCCTTCGGTGCCACAGCGAGCGTGAAGCCGAAGCTCATTCTGGCAGACATGGCGAACGGCGATGAGTTCGAGGTCCCGTACAACCCGACGAACCTCGTCACGACCTTCACTGCCAAGTATACGAAGTTCCTGCCCGCGGGGGACACTAGCGATACGATGCACTACGACGGGACCCACAGCCCCGCTATCCCGCTGGAATTGATGATCTTCAGGAAGGCCCTGGACGGCGTAGCTGGCAGCGGGTTCTTGCAGGACATTCAGGAGATCCAGCGGTTCCTCATGAGCCTGATGTACCCGGTGGAAATGGCGAGCACCGTGGCGTCCAGCGCTCCCCCCCGGGTTCTGGTGATCTGGCCGAACGAGATCAGCGTGGTGGCCCGCGTGGAGAAGCTGACGCTGACCCGCCGGCAGTTCCGCAACACGGATCTGCGGTCGATACTGTCGGAGGCGACGATGAGCATTACGCCCATTCGTGGTAGCAGGGTGTCCTCTGAGGAGATGCGCGAGACCGGCCTTCAGTGGCCGGGGGAGATTGCTTTCTAATGGGTCCCCGGGCATGGAGCAGATTTATCGGGTACCGGGCTCGGCATATCGAGGATCCGAAGCGGGGGACCATCCTCTACCTCGATCTCCCCGATCCAGTGGGGTTCCGGGACCTGTCAGGCAACAGGGTTTTGGACGTCCGCGGTGGTGAGACCTGGTACCAACTGGCGGCGCGTGCATTCCCCAACTACCCGCGTGGGGGGACGTGCTTGGTCTGGCTGCTGATGGAGTTTCAGCCCGTGCCCGCGGTGGACCCTACCGAGCTCATGGACGGCAGCCGGACGGTCTACGCGCCGTCTGAGGACATCGTACCTGATCTGATGCGTTGGCGGCTGAGCCTCGGTGTCGCGGGGATCTGATGGACCCCGATGCTCCCATCCTGCTCATTCGTGCGATCCGCAAGTCGGGCGACTTCGAGCCTTTCCCGCTCCGGCTCCTGTCGTTCCGGGTGGAGGATGACGAGCGGAAGGTGGCCAAGGCAACTTTCCAGGTCGACAACGGGAGCCTTCAGTGCTTCTCCCCGCCCCTTTCAAAGTGGCTGGTGCCAGGTACCATCCTGGGTTGTCGCTGGGGGTACCCCGGGAACCTGAGCCGGGAGTGGCACTTCGAGTTGAAGCACGTGAAGGGGTTTCGCAAACTCACCCTTGAACTGTTCGGCAAGAAGATCCTGGCCCACGGGGACACGCGGACGCGGACCTGGGAGGGCCTGCGACGGTCCGAGGTGGCGGAAGGGATAGCGCTGGATCTCGGATACCCTCCGGCGATGCAGTACGTCCAGGAGACCGACGAGGTTTTCCCGCATATCATCCAAAGCCAGATGACCGACGCTCAGTTTCTCACGTGGCTGGCACGGCGGGAGGGGTTCGAGTTCTGGATTGATCCGGACGGGCTGCACTGGAAGCAGCGGCCCGCGGATCAGGAGCCAGCGGACGTGTACGTGTACCACCTGGGAGGGGGCAACGCGCGGGTGCTTTCGTTCACACCGGACACCGACGTGGCGATCGTGCCAGCGCGGGTGCGGGTGCGGACCTATGATCCGAACACGCGGGAGACGATCGAAGAGGTGGCTGACAACGAGAACACCACGGACCTCCCGACGACGGGCGGCTACTCCCCGGTGGGCTACGAGGGGGACGTGGACGGGGACGAGTTCGCTACGGAGAACGAACTGGCGCTGCAGGGTATGCCCGCGGCGATGGTCGACGTTCTCCATCAGAGCTACGGCGTGACCCTGAACCAGCCAGCCCCTCCGCGGAGCACCATCGCGCCCGAGACGATTGAAGTGGTGGACATGGAGAGCGGCTTCACTGAGGACGTGCTGAAGACCAGCGTCCAACTCACCGAGGAGGTGGACAGAGCCACGCACGAGCGCGTGATAGCGCTTCCCATGGGTACGAGGGCAGACGCACGCAGGGTTGCCCGTGCGGCGTACCAGCGGGCAAGGCAGGCCGTCGTGAAGGGGACGCTGGTGATCATCGGGGATCCGCAGCGCGAGGCCCGGCAGGTGGTCGGGTTCAAGGTCCCCGGGGCGCCGATGTTCGAGGGGAAATACTACGTTACCAGCTGCGTCCATGATCGGAAGGCGGGGGGCGGGTACAAGACGATCCTGAAACTGGATTCTGACGGGCTGAAGAAAGCTGCTGGCCCCGCGAAGGTCAAGACCAAGGGCAAGGAGGCGAGCACCCCCGACGAGGCCATGGGGCCCGCGACGCCAGAGGGGGCCAAGTACAACCTCCTTGATGAGTCCACGCAGAGCGACCCCGCGGTGGAGGTGGTGGAGATGGTGGATCTGGAGAGCGGCGAAACAGTGCTGGAATTCCAGGGCAAGAAATGACAGCCGGATTCAATAAGCACCTGGCGGGTATGCACGTAGGCGAAGTCTGGAGCGTGGACGATCCCGATGAGCAGGGCCGGGTCCAGGTGTACCTCCCTGGGATCGCAGAGCCGACGGGGTGGGCGCGTCCGCTCGGGCTCGGGGGCCAGAAGCGGGGGCAGGTGTGGAGCCTCAAGAAGGAGGACGCGGTTGCCGTGTGGTTCGCGGGCAACAACCCGGAACATGCGTGGTACATGCCCGCTGGGTTCGGGGAGGATGATCTCCCCGAGGAGGCCCGGGACGGGTACCCCGATGTACAGGTTTTCAAATGGGATCCCTTTGTCATGATCATAGACGAGCGCGAGGAGTCCCCGCGGTGGACGCTGCGGTCTACGGGGGGGACGGAGATTCTGGACATGGACGGCAAGGCCGGGACTGTCCGGTTGTCGGGGATCACAAAGTTGCTGTTGGAGTCAGTGGGCCAGATCGATATTGACGCGCCCCTGGTGACCATTAGGGGACGCCCGGTAGCGACGGGGATCGATCCGATCTAGGGGGTTGTAGGGTGCGCCTGTGTTCATGTAGGATCATTGCGGTGGAGGTGGCGGGATGGTGACCGGCGATATCGTAGCACTGCGAACGCCGTTCGTGGCGAGCGGGAAAGGGTTCGCGCAGACCCGGACCCCCGCGGTGATCATCCAGCAAGCCGTTCAGCGCGTGACCGGGACGAGATGCACCACAACACGTAGCGTCGGGGAAACCCCCTGGGATCCAGGGCGGGGGACAGCCGTCCATCTCCTGAAGCATCGGCGGGGACGTTCGATCGCCACTGCGGAGCTCGCGCAGCATTTTATCCTCGACGCCTTTGAGCGCGACCTCCCGGGCGTCCGGGTTCGGACCTCGTACCGGGTGGACGGTGCGGCGTTTTACATCACGGTGAAGTGGGCGATTGGTCAGGCGCTTGCGCGGGCGATGACGGGTGCCCCGATCGAGCGGACGATGTCCGGTGAGTTTGAGGTGGAGGTGTAGAATGCCGCAGCCGAGCCCCTACTATGTCCCTGACCCGCATCCTGATTTCACGGCCATGGATTACGACTCCATGCGCGCCCGGGTCCTGCAACTCATTCAGCAGGCGTTCCCGTCCCTGGTCATGGTGCCTGGTATTGAGACCCTCCTGATGGAGACGATGTTTCATGTAGGCGAGATCGTGGTGTGCCGGGTGGACAACGAGAGCCTGGAGAGCAAGTACGGGACGGCGCGGTTGCGGCGATCGATCGTGGCGAAGGCGGGGCTGATCGGGTTCGATCTGCCGGGTGCCATCGCCGCGGAGACGGCGCTGCTGTTCACGATCAGCGGCGGGGGGACACACGACAAGGACATCCCGATTCCTGCTGGTACCCAAGTCCGCACCCAGGGCCTTGCCGATCCGCTGATTTTCTCGACCTCGGTGGTCACCGTGCTCCCGGCGGGGGTGGCCTCGGTGGCGGTGGACGCATCGCACAGCACCTTGCACGCGGCGAACTTCACATCGACGGAGCGGGCCTGGCAACAGATCGAGTTGCCCTCTACGCCCTACCTGGACGATTCAGAGACGGTGCAGGCGGGGGACGGGCTTTATGTCAAGGTCGCAGCGCTGTCCTTGTCGACGAGCACGGATCGCCACTACGCGCGGAAGACGGACGCGAACGGGAAGGCCCGGTTCCAATTCGGGAACGGGATCACGGGGAGCGTTCCCGTGAGCAACATCGCCGTGGCGTACAGGACGGGGGGCGGCAGTGACGGCAACCAGGTCACGGCCGGGATGCTGACCCGGGTGCTGGATCCGATTTCGGATGCGGACGGAGCGCCGGTGCTCTTGGCGGTGACCAACACCACGGACGCGGACGGCGGCGGGAACATGATGAGCAAGGAAATGGGCAAGGCCCTGATCCCGCTCTACGCTACGGCGCTGACCAGGTGCGTGGGCCGCGAGGACTACGAGGTGAATGCCTTGCGGCTGACCTCCGTGGGCCGCGTGTTCATGGCCGTTGCTGACATCGATCCTACGGTGGACGAGAATTCGGGGATCCTCTACGTCATGCCGAACTCGGTGACCGCGGACACCGCGCCTCCTGAATTGCTTGAGCAGGTCTACGATTACCTTGAGGACAACTACCCCTGGCCCGCGACCTTTGATTTCCAGGTGCAGGCAGCGGTCTTCAATACCATTGATATCTCGGCCCGGGTGTGGCCACAGCAGGGGTACACGGAGTCCCAGGTGCGTGCCAATATCCTGGCAGCGTTGCAGGCGCAGTTCCGGCCCAACAACGCGGACGGTACGGCTAACGACGGGGTCGACTTCGGGTATTATCGGTTCGACGAGAATGGCGAGCCTGAGCCGATGATGACTTGGGGCGATCTGTTCGTGACCGTGAAGCAGGCGGGGGGCGTTCGGAAGGTGGAAGAGGATGATTTCATTCCTGTGGATGACGTGGTCCTGGCTCTGCGGGAGTTCCCGAAGCTCGGGACGCTGACCCTCATCAACGGCGACACCGGATTGGAGTTCTGATGCCTGTTGGAAACGGCGACTGGTCAATCGGTGGACCCGGCCCCGGGGACGCAGAGTCCTGGGATCTTACGGGGATTCCGAAGGGTGAGGTTAGCGCTGAGTACGTGGAGACGGATCCCCCGGGCGCTGGCGATCTGGTAGTCACATGCAGCGACACATTCTCGGTGCCGGACTGGGTCGATCCAATGCTGGCTGGCGTCGCTGAGTACACGCAGAACGAGGCAGACGATCCAGATGATCGGGTCGAGGATTTCGAGGCTGAGTGGCCGGCGGGATCGGTGTTCATTGATGACCTGGTGAACATCGTGGGTGCGGAGTTTGTGGACGAGGTAGGCGGCGGGACCCAGCCGGTCGACGACTTTGAGCGCGACGAGCCGGTGTTTGCCATCGCCGGAGCCCTCTACGTGGACGACGTGAACGGTGGATCGCAGGTGTTTGAGGACTTTGAGCGGACCCCGGACGGCAGCGTCCTGCCTGCGACGGCGGCGATCTTCGAGGGCGCTTCGCTCTGGGAGAGTTTCAGTATCGACACGTTCTGGGGCAACCCGGACGATCAAATGACGACGATGTAAGGGGGACGCCATGGGCGCAGCGGACTGGACATTTTTCACCAACAGCCTCGATCAGTCCGTTCTGGACCGCGGGGCAACGGCGGGCATCACGCCACCCAACGGGGGGGGGAGCTACTGCTACGGCTTCAACAGTCTGGAGATTGTCTCCGGGGCGGTGGCACTCTTCACTGATTTGGTGAACTTCGTGCCCCACGCGAAGGGCTGCAAGATCACGGGGGCCGTGCAACGGATCACGTCGGGGGGGCCTATCGGGTTCTCGACGTTTTTGATCGCTTGCGCGCAGGGGCCGGACGTGTCGGACAACGCGTATCTGCTGGGGCTGAGCGACAGCAACCCGAGCAAGATCGTGCTGGCGAAGGGGGCCATTATCACGGGGGTCCCTGAGCCCGTGGACGTGCAGGTGTTGCGCGTGTCCGACGACGCGGTGGACATCGACGAATGGGCGCACCTCCGACTGGACGTGATCCGGCAGCCGAACGACGACGTGGTGCTGAAGGTCTGGAGGAACGACCTCGGTGCGAATCCTGTCACCGCGCCCGTATGGGCAGCCGTGGATGGCATGGCTGATTTCACGGATGACCAGCTCGGGATCGCCACGGGGAGCCAGCCGTACACCACTGGCCGATCGGGGTTCGGCTTCGCGGCGACGGACGTGACCAGGCGCGGCGCTGTCGATCACTTCACCCTGGCGCGTCAACTCTAGGAGGCCTCCGTGTCCCAGCCCGGCACTCTGCACGCGAAAGGGTTTTTGCATGGGCGCATGGGTGCGTCCGCGTCGGGATGGCCTACGCGGGCGGGTACGGGGCCTGACGGTGCATTCGAGAGTTCACCGGAGACCGAGTTTGTGATGGTCATGGGAAGTCGGCGGGTAGCGGTGGATCAGATCGCCGCCCGGGCTGGGGAGTTGGTCCAGGTGCAACAGACCGTGGACCTCACCGACGCGGAGACCATTTCTTTCGGGTACCACCTCACGCAGGTCCCGGCGAACGCGGACGGGCTTCTTTGGTCGGTGGTGGTGTTGGTTGACGGGGAAGAGCGGTACCGGCATAGGCCGGCGGCGGGGACCGAGGGGTTCTACACCCGGCGCGGGATCTTCGTTGAGGACTTGGCTGGCGATCACGATCTGACGATGCGCCTGCAACTTGAGGGCTAGACATGGCGAACCCCCTACTTACATCGGCTGTTCACGGCACGCCCACCGACTTGGTGCTCGTGGCATTCGATCAGGCGATGGAGACACAGGGGGATCATTCGGCGTTGGCCGTGTCGAGTTGGCGGGTTTTGGTGCTGGCGACGGGGCTCCCTGTTGCCGGGCTGACTATCCTGGCAGTGGGTGAGGACCCGGACTTCGGGGACGGGCAGCACTTCAGGATCACGTTTGACGGGGCGCTTGCTGACGGGGTGGGGTACCAGGCTGAGGCGAGCGGTACCATCTGGAGCGCGGCGGGTGATCCCGTGGCAGGCGGGGCGGGTGACACTGCGAACTTCTTGGGCGTGGAATTGGACGCTGCTGAGGACCACTTCCTCCCGTCTCTCTTCTTGGGGCGCGTAACCGAATCCAACCCGGGGGCTGCGACCCCTGTGATCCTGAACGAGACCCCTGAGTCGAATTCCCCATTCGCGGACAAGGCGACTTGGATTTCTTTTGAGGCATTCCACAGCACAGGGATCTCGCTTGCCGACACGGTGGTGACGGTGAACGGGGTGATCGTTCGCAACGGGCTGGCCTGGGAAGCGGGCTGGGAGGGGTACGAGGATACCCTGCCCGGGAGCGGTGTCCGGTTCACGTTCCGGCGCGTCGTGGCGTTCGACCCCGATGAGGACGTGGAGGTGGTGCTGGAGATCCTCCCCGTGGTGGGCGCGCTCACGTCGTACACGTGGCGATTCAGCACTGCGGAGGAAACGGCGCCCGTTCCGACATCCGTGGCGTCCGACGGGCTCACGATGATCCGGGTCGAGATGTCTGAGGCGGTGCTAGCTGAGGACGCGGGGGGAGCAACCGACGCGCTGAACCCTGCTAACTGGGTGATCACGGGGGTGCCGCAACTCCAGACCGATCGGTATATCCCCGCCAATGAGCCGACGGTGGCGAGCGTGTTGGCGACGAGCGCCACGGGCTTCCTGCTCACGCTTGACGCGTACCTTTCACCTGACGGCCTCTACGTGCTCAATTGCGAGAACATCGTGGACCTCGCGTATCCGGTGCCGAACACCGTTTTGTCTGGTGACCCCGCTTCGATCCCGGACCTTCTGGTGTCGGACGAGGCGGTGCTTTCGGGGCTCGACGCGGGGCAGATGCAGTTCACGGTGCTGGGTCGGCGACCGCATTACAACCTGTACCTGCGGGCAGCGAACGAAGAGGACCGGCGCGGTGACGACATCTCGGGTGACTTGCGGCGGATCTTCGGCGTCCTTCAGGATCAGTTTGACATCGGGATGATGCTGGCCGATTCGTACCCTGCTGTCCTTGAGGATCCCGATACGGCGCCGGAGGAGTGGCTGGATCTGATCTTGGCTGACATGGGAAATCCGTTCCATTGGCTGGGCCTCGACGTGGCGAAGAAGCGGATCCTGGCCGTGAACCTCTGGTATTTCTACTCCATGAAGGGGGTCGCTGCGGGGATCGAGGCGGCGGTGCGGTTCCTGTTCGACCTCGATCCGGTAACCGTGGTGCCGTCACTGACGACGACAATGACCCTCGGATCCTGGGGCGGTGACGCTGGGGTGGGGGACGGTTCGGAGTTGGGGACAGACGAGTGGATTCTGGGACCAAGCGGGCTGAAGGGGAAGTTCTCCTTCGGCCTCGAGGTGCCGGTGGTACTGGACGCGGAGACGAAGAAGAAAGTCCGATGGGTAGTGAATTGGATGAAGCGGGCGGAGGAGCACTTCGTGAACTTCATTGAGCCCGCTGTCCCGGAGGACGTGGATCACTGGGAACTCGGAATGTCGGATCTGGACGTGAATACCGATCTCCACTAAGATCGGACTGGGGAGGATAGCCATGCGACTTTACGATTGGTTCTACCGGCAGCGGGTCACTGAGGGTGAGATGGATGCGGCGTTCGGGGCGGCTCAGACCGCTCTGATGACCTTGCGGGCGACGCAGGCTAAGGGCGTTTGGCTGGGCGATTGGTTTGGCGAGCCTCCCCTTGCTGCCCCCGAGGTTCCGGGTCCCAACGCGCCGGAGGACATGACCATCGATGTTCCGGGTCCGCTGCGGGCGTGGGACGTGGACGGGAACTTCCTCTACGATCCGTCTCTCGTGATCAACATTGACTGTTCGGAGGACTACCAGGGGACTCCCACGGCGGTCCTCCTGAACGTAAACGAAAAGTACATTGCTGTTTGCGCGGCGTTCGATTGGGTCCTCTCGGATCCGCGCGTGGACGGCAACGGGGACACGGTCTACTACCAGCGTGACCCCGGGGTCGTGTACGAGGTGTACCAGGGCGCTGAGGCACTGATCGGTTTTGCGGTGAAACCCAGCGTGCCGACGGATCGGGTGGTCCTGTGCGATGTTCTCCTGCATTGGAACGACCTGACCATCGCGGCTGGCGACATCGAATTCGATCGGACACAACTCCTTCGTCTGGGGTACGACAGCGCGATTACCCTGAAGGACAACGGGGTTTTCACCAACTTCCCGACGACGGGGTTCAGCGACGCGACGGGGCCGAGCGTGAGCGACGCACTTGCCGAGATCGATGACTGGATGACGGGGCACCTCGACGGCACGGGGGACCACCACGACGCGGACGACATTGATTTCGACAACGCGGCTTCGGGCTTGGCGGCGACGGAGGTGCAGGGAGCGCTGGACGAGATCGACGGGGTGGTGGACGGCTTGGTGGCCGGGGCTGCGATGTGGGACACGGACGTGCGGTTCTCCGGCCTGATGGTGGACCCCAGCACGAACCAGGCCCCGGTGGCTGGCGATATCCAATTGTGGAAGACGGCTGGGCAGTTGTACGTGCGCGGCGACGACGGGGCTGGCGCTGGCACGTTCTCTACCTTGGCGTTCTCCCCGGCGGCGGACGGCGGGCTGCTGCTGACGCAGGCGGACAACGCGGCGAACGTCGGTAGCTTTTTCAGTGTCCAGGGGAACTCGGACGCGTATGCCGGACTGGTCTACAATCTGTTCGACGACGGCGGAGACCCGTCGGCGCTATCCTGCTACGTGGGCACACCTTCGGATCTGTCCGTGGCGTTGCTGGCATCCACAGCGAAGGGCACGGCGGTCAATGCCTTCTTCGGTGGGTTGAATGCTGATAATCCGTTCGGCGTGAAGGTGGTGAACCGGGGGGCGGATTCGGCCAGTTCCAGTTGGGGCGTGTCAGTTGCGGACGAGTCCCCCTTTGCGGAGGATCCGGACAAGGGTTACGCGTTCCATGCCCTCACCAGAAGCGCTCAGTACGCTACAGCGTCCTATGGGGCGTGGCTGGAGAACAACGACGCTGGGGCGAACGGCTACGAGGCCCTGCACCTGCTTCCGAAGGACGGGACGGGGATCTACGCTAACGTGGTCGGCGGACAGTTCTTCGACGTGGTCGGCGGGACTGGCAACCTTGGAACTCTCCGGGCCGGGACAGCCGGGATTGGCGGTCTGGCTATCGAGGTGGACGATTCCACCACGTACGGCCTGAGCATGTACGCCAGCGATTCGGCGGACACGTTTACCGCTCTGGTGCGGCTGGCGCAGAACGGGAACGGGCTACTCCTGTCTGGCGAGATGGATCCGGCACAGGATTCGATCGTGCTGACCAGCCGCGTCGCTGCTGGCGATTCTACGAAGGCCGGAATCAAAGTTGACCATTCGGCGGCTACCTCAAACGATCCAGTGCCGTTCTGGGGCAAGACGCGGACGGACGCTGGTTATGCCTTCTACGCGGAGAAAGGGCTGTTTGCTGCGAAGTCCACCATGGACGCGGATGTATTCACCCTGGGAACGCAGGACGACGTGGCATCGTGGAGCGGGATGCAGTGGCAGGCGAAGTTGGCCGGGGCGTGGACTGGGCTGGCCTGCGACTATGTGCAACTGGATCGGGATCTGGAAGTGCCTCTCAATGTAACTCAACGCAACCACGTAAGCAAGCGCCGGATCGCCACGGCCTGGGCTCAGTGCGCTGCCGCCGGAGGAATTACCGGCGGGCACTTCAACGTGTTGAGCGTGACAAACACGGCAGTCGGGACCTACTCTATCGTGCTGGACATAGACGCGGGCGCGGCGATGACAGGACGCGCCGTGGTGGTGACATGCAGCGACCGCGGGACGGAGAAGGACGCGATCATGGCCTGCGTGACTGACCCTCTGACGAACCCGATCGTGGTGAAACTGCGGAAGATCAACGACACAGCCGGGGCTGTGGACATCTCGTACGTTGACGAGGATTTCAGCTTCGTGGTGTTCCAGGATCAGTAATCGGTGACCAAGGAAGGTGCCCTGTGCATTCACGGACGGGACAACAGCGCAGCAGCAGCAGCGGGAGAAGCGGACGTGGACCTTCAGGAGATCGGGCAATTCTTTCAAACGGTGGGGTTTCCGGCAGCGGTAGCGGTCTACCTTCTGTGGCGAGTGCAACCCCTGCTTCAACAACTGATCGACGTGAGCCAGCGCACTTTGGCCGTGGTGGAAATCATGGCTGCGCTGAAATGCGCGAAGAACGACCCTGTGGCGCTGGAACGAATCCGGCGGATCGCCGCTGGTGAGAAGGAGGATCCCTGATGCTCTGGACAATTCTGTACTGCATCGCCTTCGGGGCCTTGGTGATCGTGGTGGAGTCCCGGCATTTTCGGATGCGGTCCACGTGGGAGGCGCTGACGAAAGCGCTTGGGCGCGCGGAGTCAATGGAGATCGAGGCATGGGTGCCGAAGTCGGTGCCCGTTGGTAAAGGTAGAGAACAACGGAGGGAGATCATGCGACGATTCGGAATGACGATGACGATTCTGGCCGCGCTGGTGCTGTGGTACGCGTACGTGGTGCCGCCTGTGCGCGGTGACGACGTTCAGACGGCTGCGGCGTACGAGGAAGAGGAGGTCCCCGTGGGCGCGCTCCTCCTGAGCACGGCGGAGGCCAGCGAGCGGGCGGAAGAGGCGGCGGCGATGGAGGCCGCGGTGCTGGAAGACGAGGCTCCGGACGGCGAAGTAAGGGAGGCCCTGCCAATCGGGGAGCCAGTCCCCGCGGTCGAAGCGGAAGCAGAGCCCCCGCTCCCGATGCCAGAAGGCGGGCCAGCGACGATTACGATCCTGGAAGACGCGGCCCCCGAAGACGAACTCCCCCCCGCCATACCGGACCCCGAGTCAGACGCTACAGCGGAAGAGGTCATGAGCGCGACGGGGACGCTGTTGCAGGCGATCAAGGACAAGGACGCGCTGGCGATCACGCTGGGGGCCTTCTTCGTGCTGTTCGCTGTGTTCCGTCTGCGCCCGGTGCGTGACGGCCTTGGAAAATGGATTTCGCCGGGGTGGTACCGCGTGATCCCGATCGGCCTAGCTGTGGTCCTGGGGATCCTGGTAGCGATCGCCGTGGGCGGTGACGTGGTGGGATCCCTGGTGAAGGGCTTGGCTGGGGGCGGCGGGATCGCTGTGGTCTACGCGGCGATCACGAAGGCCAGCGCGAAGAAGGACGAGGCCGCGGACGATGGGTGATCTGGTGAGCTTGGCCGCGTCCGCTGGCAGCGCAGGGACCATCGCGGCGATCGTGGTGTTGTCCCTGTTCGCTGTGGGCTTGGTGGTGCTGGTGATCGTTATGACGGTCCGTGCTCGACGCGCAGCGGCCCGCGTCAACGTAGCGGAGAAGGGGCGTGTGGCAGCGGAGCACGAGGCGGCTGGTGCGCAGGCAGAAGCGGCCGCCGGGCGGATGAGTTCGGAGGAATTGCTGAACGCGGTGAAGGGCAACCTGGACGGCCCCGCTGGTGCGATCGCCTTCATCTTGGGTGCCTTGGTTGCCGCTTCGGTGGTCCTGTCGTCCGTTCCGGCCGTGGCTGATCCGATGGACCCGCCAACCCCGGAGGCCGTTACGGAGGCTCCTGCGGACCCGGTGGTGGTTCTGGACGAGGTGCCCACCCCCGCGGACTACTTTGCACCGTACCTGTTGCGGGCCGGGGAACTGGTGACGCCCGCGGAGGTCTTCGGATTCCACCGGCGCGATGTGGAGAAGATTTACGCTGGCCAGGAGCGGCTGAAGTCCTGCCGGAAGAACCTGGACGAGTGCTTGGATATAGAGCCCCCGCCGTCCCCGCTCGTTGGGGGATTCCGCTGGGGCTGGCTGGAAACGGGCGTGGGCGTCGCTGCCGGCGCTGGCCTGTCCGTCCTGATCTTCTACCTCGCCAAGTAATCCCCCTCCTCAAAATTCGACGAACGGATCGACGAATTTCCCTTGACATGGGTTCGCTGCTGGGTCTACGGTGGTCCCCGTGAAGAGGCCAGACGCGTAAGCGCCCCGGGGCTGGAGGGCACCCGAGGCGCTTGGGCTTCGTAGACGACAGGGGATCGTCTTCGATGTACTTCTTGTATCGCATCACCAACAGAACTGTCAAGAGGAGGGACCGATGAGGTTGACGTTTGGAGTCTTGGATCGGGCGGCGGAGTGCCCGCGTGCGGCGGCGTTCATGAGCGAGTACCAGCGCGCGGAGGAGACGGTCGGGGCATGGATGAACCGGGTCTTCGAACAGGCGACGTGGGCCATGCTGGACGCGTACGAGGAAAACCGCGAAGGCGGCGACCTCGATGACCCCGACGAGGATTTGGAATTTCTCAGCCACGTCGGCGACAAAACGATCAGGGGGCACTTCTGTGACCTTGGCCACGGAGCGCACGTGATGATCGCAGAGAAGGGCCGCGCGCTCCGCAACCTTTCGGGCCGGGGCGTGGAGAAGAGCGTGGAAGCGGTATACGATTGCCTTGCGGGCATGGTGGACACCCTCGCTCAGCAGGTGGTCACCATTGCCAGTCGTCACCCCGGCGATGTTCACTTCGGCTGGAAGAGCGATTGGGAGTTTGCCTGCGCGGGCGGACGGACGCAGAAGATCCAGGCGCGGGTGGCAGCCTTCACCGACGACACGAAGGACATCTACATCATCGGCCCGATCAACCGGACGGGAAGTGAGGCGCTCCTCATTGAGGGCTTCGGGCCGGTCCTGACTGCGGGTTTCCTCGGGTGCTGGAGTATCCACGGGATCGGGATCCTGCGGACCATGGGCGGCGGCGTGACGGAGGCAGATCGGACGGTCACGGCTGAAGAGCATTCGGAAGCGATCAAGGCTGCGGCGTTCTACGAGGACGCGATCGAGCGGAAGATCCGCGGATTCCAGTGCATGACCCTTCTCGGGAAGTGCGAGTTCCAGAGCGTCTGTCGTTTGCACGAGCAGGTGACGGAGCGTCTGCCGGCCACGAAACTTATCAAGCGGGAGGGATCCAAGTGAACGATCAGACCAAGGGGCCAGAGCGGGAGATGGAGGGGATGGAGTTGGTACTCGCCGACCCGGTACGCGAGGCGTTGACGCGGGTGCGGAAGAGCATGGAGGCGAATCACAATATCCTGGTGACCCCAGCGATGTTGCAGCGATGCCCTCCGATGTTTGCCCCCGCGGTGACCACCGTATCCGTGCCGTCGTTGGGCGTGAAAGATGGCTGGGTCTACAAGATCCCCGGCGGTGGAAAATTGGGGCTCAGCAAGCCGATGCTCCTGAAATTGGCGGCAGCCTCCGGGGTTACAATCGTGTCCGAGAAGAGCGGGCGCCTTGACGACTGCCGGGATCCCCACTACTGCCGGTACCGGGTGGTGGGACGGATGACGAGGTTTGACGGCTCCATGGCTGAGATGCCAGCTACAAAGGAGATGGACCTCCGGGACAACTCCCCGCTGGTACACAACATGCACAAGGCAGCGGAGAAGACAGAGGAGTGGAAGGCCCAAGACGAGAGGCGGAAGCCGCAGAAGGTCGACGCATGGGATCGGATCTGGCAGACGAGGGAGCACCTCGAATCCCACGCGGAAACCAAGGCGATGCTGCGGGTGATCCGTGCCATTCTCGGTGTCAAGACATCCTATTCGCGGGAGGAGTTGGAGAAGCCGTTCCTCGTGGCGAAGATGGTGTTCAGCCCGCCGGACGATCCCGAGATCAACCGGATGATCGCGGCGCAGCAACTCGGGATGACGGACGCGCTCTATGGTCCGAAGCAGGGCGCTGGCGAGATCCCCACGCGACCGGGACTGACGGGGCCTTCCGATCCGGCCACGCTGCTCGAACAGGAGCTGGCGACCATGCCTGACGCGGAGGCCACGGCTGACGAGGATGACGACCTGACCGCGCCGGCCAGCGATAGCGACGGCAAGGGCAAGACCATCGACGTTCAGGCGGGGAGCGGTGACGGACGCCCTGAGCCTCCCCCGGTCGATGAGGAATTCCCGGAGGTCCCCCAGCGTTCGACGGCTACCGGAGGCAAAGCGCGGCCCCCCGCTTCCAGGGAGGAACCGAAACTCCACTGCGAGTGCGCGTGCGGCTGCAAGGCGACGGTGACGCAGGGGCAGGCGCGGGCCACGGCGAAGGACCACGGGATCCGGCTCTGCCCGTCGTGCGACCCCGGGAACGATGCCTTCGACGTTGAGCGGCACCACGGCGGGGAGGGCTGAGGATGATTCTCAGAAAGACGTGGCAGAGGCACATCCGTAATGGGCCAGTGTACGAGTACACCGGGTGGTTCCTGTTGGGAGTGATCCCCGTTTACATCGAACGCGTTATGGTCAGGCGTTAGGAGGCGACCATGAAAATACTGCACTACGCTGATCTCCACGTCACCGAGGGGCCTCGCCTCGAAGGTGCCGAGGGGGTCCTGACATTCATCGAAGAGCGGGCGGCTGCCGAGAAGGTGGACCTCGTCCTCTGCGCGGGGGATCTCACGAATGACCAGCCCCGGCGAACTACTCCGCGGGAGCGGGCGATCCTGCGCCAGCATTTCCAGACCATGGGCAACATCGCCCCGGTGGTCATCGTCCGCGGGAATCACGACTACCCGCGGGATTGGGAGTTTCTGGACCACCTCGAATGCAAGTACGGGATCCGCTACGTCGAACGCGCCCAGGTGGTGGAGGTGTCCTACGGGGCACTAAGTGTCAAGGACAAGGTCAGTATCCTAGCGATTCCCTGGCCAGACCGTGGGTACCTTGCCGATCAGGTCGAGGGGGGGCGCGGGGACATCAACGAGGCGATCCGGCAGGCCATGCGGGGGGTCTTGCAGGGGCTGGAGATGGAGAGCCGCGGGAAGTGCCGCGTTGGCCTGGCTCATTGCAACGTTATCGGGACCACGATCGACAACGGGCAGCCTCTGATCGGCGACGATGTGGAGCTCGGAGCGGAAGACCTGGCCCCCATGGCGTCCCTCTGGTGCCTGGGTCATATTCACAAGCACCAGATACTCAATCCCGAAGGTGCGACGCTCGTTTTCGCTGGGGCTCCGATGCAGCATAAGCACGGGGCGATCGATCAGCGGGTGATCTGCCTGCACAAGATCGACTACAAGACGGGGGCGCTGAAGAAGACCGAGGCGATCCCGACGCCATACCGGGCTCTGCGGACGGTGGACCTCTGGTTCCAGGACGCGGGGACCGGCCCTGGGTATTACTCCGACGATGAGGCCACAGCCGACGCGTTGTGGGTCACCGGGAACATCGGTGAGGATGACGTGGCAACGGTGGTGAGCGACGCGGATGTCCGTGTCCGGGTCTACTACGACGAGGCGTTGGCCGATGCCTTCGACCGGCGCGCTGTCCGGGATCGGGTGCTGGGCATGGGCGCGCACTCGGTGAAGCTGGAGGCTACGGCGGTTGCCACGGTCAAGGTCAGGGCTCCCCGGATTGTGGAGGTGCAGACCTTGCGGGAGAAGCTGGATGTCTTCCTCGAGGAGAAGGGCAAGACCATGCAGGAGGACGCTGGCGAGTTGCTGGCTGAACTCCTGAGCATGTTGGAAACGCGGGAGCCGGAGGACGTGCTGGCGTACGCGACGGAGCGCGCCGATGCGCTCGGGGAGGGGCTGGTATGAGGCTGCTACGAGTACGCCTGAAGGATATCGGTCGGTTCCGCGGTGAGCGAGAGATCGACTTCGACGCGATCCCGGACGGGCTGGTCTGCCTCGTCGGGGCCAACGGTGCGGGCAAGACCACCTTCCTGGAAGCCTCTGCCCCCGCGGTGCTCTTCCGGGAGTTTCCCACGCGGTTACCCGGGGGCTTCCTGGATCTGGCGAATAGCCGGGATTCAATGGTTGAAATGGAATACGAGGCGGGCAACGGTGACACCGTGCGCCTCACCCTCCGTGGCGACAAGGGAACCGGCAAGGGCACCAACAAGGGCAAACAGGAGTGCTACGTCCACGTGAACGGCACCCTGATTGATGAGACGACAGGGGGCAAGACCGCACCCTATGACGCGTGGGTACAGGAGCACATCGCTTCGCGGGCGATGTTTTACGCCAATTGGTTCGCTGTCCAGAAGCCGGGGATGCTGCGCGGCGTTGGCCAATTCCAGAACCTGAGCAAGACGGATCGGTCGTCGCTCTTCACGGAGATGCTGGGGATCGGGCACTTGCAGGGCCTGGCAGAGACGGCGACGAAGGGGGCGGGCATCCTGAGCCCCTTGGTAGAGCGATTCACCGCGGCACTGGACGCCAACGAGCGACGCATGGAAGAGGCGGGGTCACTCACCGACGAACTGAGCGGTCTCCGCATCGGGCTTGAGGAGGCGACGATCCGGTTGCGGGAGGCGCGGAGCACCCTCGACGCGGCCACGAAGGAACGGGACGGGCTGCGGGAGGCTACGGCGGCTACGGCGGCCGCGGGCAAGGCCGTACGCGAGAAGCGGGAACGTCTGGCCAGCAGGGAACTGGATTTCGAGGCGGTGGATCACGACCTGATCGAACTCGGGCGGGCGCTGGAGGACGAGGATATCCTGCGGGCCGCGGCCAAGGACGCCGTGGAAATCAAGGAACAGGTCGAGAATCTGCGGGCTGACTACCAGCGCGAGAAGGCGATCGGCGACGGGTTGGATGAGCGGCTCAAGGCGGCACGGGAGAAAGACGAAACTGCCCGGCGGCGGGTCATGGAACTCGAGCGTTACACCGAGGCGGGCGACGATGCCCGCAAGCGCTTGGACGAGGAGTTCGCGGACCTTGCCCCCATGGAGGACGCGGAGGCGGCGGTCACCGAAGCGGAAGCAGCGTTCGACGCACGGCGCGAGGAAGAGCGGGCGGCGAACGATGCGCACTCCGCAGCCAGGGAGAAGGCGACGGGGTTGGAGCGCGCGGAAGAGCGTTTGCAAGCAGCGAAGAAGGCCGCTGAACTCCTGGGTGGCGTACCATGCGGCGGCGACGACGACTACGCCGGGTGCCAGTTCCTGACCGACGCCACCAAGGGCCAGGCTGATATCCCGGGCTTGCAGGCGCGGGTCGAGGAGCTTCAGCAGGAACTGGAGGGGCTGGGTGATACCGAGGCGCTGGCGCGTGACGCGACTACCGCACGCGGGACGGCGGGAGAGACGCAGCGGGAGGCACGCGCAGCCCTTGAGGCCCGGCGCAAGCTCCAGACGACGGTTGAGGACCTCGAACGACAGATCGCCACGGCGGCGGAGAAGGCCTCAGAGTTGGAGGCAGCCGAAAAGGAGAGCAAGGCGGCGCAGGCGGGCCAGACAGCGGCCCTCGATGCGATCCCCGCGCAGAAAGATAAGGTGGCCAGCATTGTTCAGCGCGGGCAGAGCCTTGCCGCTGACCTCAAAGAAGCGCAGGCGCAGTCCGCTGGCGTCGAGGAGCTGGACGCGAACAGGGCGCGGCACGAGGAGAAGAAGGCGCGATCTACCGAGCTGCGGAAGGAAATCGAGAAACTCGAAGCTGACCTTGCCGACACGCCGGAAGAGGCCTCGGTTGTAGAGGCCGATCTGACCCAAGCGGAAGACGCGGTCCATGAAGCCACGCGAGGCGCCAACAAGGCAGACGACGAGGCCCGTGACTACCAGACGCAGATCGACCGCAAGGACGCCGTGCTCGGCACCTACGGGGATCTCCAGGCCACACGCGTTGTCCTTCAGGAACGGAACCAGCGGTTGCAGATGGAGATCGGGGTGTGGGCAACGCTCGCTCAGGCCCTGGGAAGGAACGGGATCCAGATCCTGGAGATCGACGCAGCGGGGCCGCGGGTGGCAGCGGTGGCGAACCAGCTCCTTGAGGAGACGCTGGGGGCACGGTTCCGGGTGGAGATTGTCACCACGAAACTGCGGAAGAGCGCGAGGGCGGGGGCAGATCCATACAAGGACGTGTTCTCCATCGATGTCCTTGACGGCGACTTGGGGATCCGCGGTGACCTCCTGAATATGAGCGGCGGTGAGGAGGTGTTCGTCGGGGACGCTCTACGGGAGGCGCTGACGATCGTGGCCAACGAGCGGCGGACGGATCCGATCCTCACCCTATGGGGCGATGAGCCTACGGGCGCGCTCAGTGAGGCGAATGCCGGGAAGTACGTCGAGCGGAAGCGGGCGGCGATGCGGATCGGAGGCATTCGGCAGATGGTCCTGGTGTCACACCAGCGGGAGATATGGGAGCAGGCAGACTGGATCCTGTGGTTCAACGCGGACGGCTCGATCGAATCCATACCCACAGCGGAAGCAATCGGAAGGAGGATGACGTGAGGAAGCGGACGATATGGGCGAGCAAGGCGCAACAGGACCCCCTCTTCGGGGCGTTGCCGGTGTCGACACAGTGGGCCTACTGGCTCTTGCAGTGCTTCGCCGACGACGACGGGCGGCTCCTGTGGGCGCCGATGTATATCGGGACATGCCTGAGTTTTCCTGCTGTTTCGGTGAGGGGAATCGAGGGGATGATGACCAACTTGGTAGCCGCTGGCCAGGTGAAGACCTATGAGCAGGACGGGCAGACGTACGCTGTTTTCATGCAGTGGTACATTGAGCAGAGCATTGACAGGCCGGGGCTGTCCAAGAATCCCGATCCGCCGGCAGAGATCCAGGACGCGCGGCCGCGGCGGCGATCCAGGGCACCGAAGGCGGTGGCTGCGGTCCCGGCTCCTGAGACGCAGGGGGAGGGCAAGGACCTCCTTGGCGAAAGCAAGGCCCTGCCGAAGAAGGGGGCGGCGACGAAGGCGCGGGCGAAGGCAGTGGAGGACGCGGCGCTGCAGGATGTGTTTGACTTCTACTGCCAGGTCTTTGATCGCCCGAAAACTTACGTGTTCTCGGCTGGCCGGCGGAAGGCGATCCGCAAGCAGCTCCGGGACGGGTACTCGGTGGTCCAGATCAAGCAGGCGATCGTCGGGAACCTGCATTCAGCGTGGCACCAGGGCCGGAACGATCGGGACAAGAAATACAACGATCTGGTCTTCATCTTCCACGATGCCTCGCGCGTCGACTCCTTCATTGAGCGGTTCCATCAGGCGAAGAAGGAGAAGGACCGCGGCACGCTGGCAGACGTGAGCGACGGCCCCGAAGAGCAGACGCACCAGGACGGGGACACGATGCTGGCTGACATCTTCCGGGACACGGAGTGATCTGTGGACAGGGCCAAATTCCTGAAGTACGCGAAGAGCAAGGGGTGGACGGTCGAGGCCGCGGGCGACGACCCGACGACGGTTGAGATCGTCCCCTGCCCGCTTTGCCAGTCGGGGAAACGGCTCAAGGTGGACTTCGGGACCTGGACCTATCGGTGCCCGGGCTGCGGCGACGGTGAGGAGGGGGAGCGGGGGTCGATAGCGAAGTTCCTGCATATCATGGGGGACATCTCCCTGCTGGTTCCCGGGCACAGGGAGGCCAAGAAGAGCGACCGGCCCAACCCGCAGATCCTAGCGAACTACCAGCAAGCGTTGCGGACGGGGGAGCGATTTGAGAGGGTCCGCATCTTCCTCACGTCGCACGGGATTTCGGAGGAGGACTGGACGCGGTACGGGCTCGGGGCGATGGAGCACAAGGATAAGCTCTGCGTGGCCATTCCGATCCGGCTGGGAGAGGAGCTGATCAACGTCCGGTTCCAGCCGGTCGAGGGGGGCGGCAAGCGCGGGAAGGCAGTGAAGGATGGCTACGTGTACAACCCCGGCGGGGGGGATACGGAGAACGTTGTCCTGGTGCCTACGGAGTTGGATGCCCTGGCTGTCCAGATCCAGCGGGTAGGCGTGGGCGTGACGCTGTCGGCAGTCAATCCGAAGGCCGCGGACATGGAACTCCTCGGGGCCTGCAAGGTGATCTCGATCCTCGGATTTGAGTTTGAGCGAGCTCGGGAGTTGGCGGAGCGGCTGGGGTCGTATCGGTGCCGGATCGTTGAGTGGGAGACTACGCCGCTGGTGTCCCTGGCCGCGGGCATCTCCGAGGCTGGGCTGGCTGAGGCGATTCGGGCAGCTCGGGGGCTGCTGGATCACAGGATAGCGAGCCCGGGGGAGTACCTGCATCGGATGCTTGAGCGCCTGAAGCGCCCGGAGGGGCGGCGCGGGGTGGCGACGGGGTGGGAGAACGTGGACGCGCTCTTCGGTGGGTGGCGTCGGCACGAGTTCACGATCGTCACGGGCGGGACAGGCAGCGGGAAGACTACTTGGATGAAGAGCGTTCCGTTGAACCTTGCGCGGGCCGGGTTCCCGGTGGTGATCGGGTCATTCGAGAACGGCCCTGAGAGCATCATTGACAAGATGGTGATGGAGGTATCGGGCAAGGGCCTGGACGAGTGGGAAGAGGACGATGTGACGGCGGGCGTTGAGCAGTTGGAGCGCTTGCCGCTGAAGTTCTTCGATGTCCACGGGCGGATCGAGTGGGACGTGCTGAAGGACCTTGTGTATTTGGCGATCAACCGATTCGCTCCCTACATGATCGTGCTCGATAATCTGAGTTGGTTCGTGAAGGTTGCGCGGCCGGAATACGAGCGCCATGAGATTGAGCGGGTGTGCCAGGACATCAAGGAAATCACGCGGAAGACGGGGGTGCATATCGTGCTGATCCATCATCCGCACGCGCTGAAGGAGAGCAACCCGATCGTGGCCATGAACGATCTGAAGGGGTCTTCGGACATCGAGAAACTGATCGACAATGGGATCACGATCTGGCGTAGCAGGGTGACGGACACGGTGGCCAATACCAGGGCGGCGCAGGTCCCGCCGTACGTTCTTCGGACAGCGGTGCTTGGTGTGTTCTGGAAGGTCCGCAGCGACGCAGGGCAGGAGGGGCGGGTCCTCTGGGAGTTCGACAAGCGGACTACGACATACAGGGCGCTGACAGACGAGGAACTGAAGGCCAAGGCCAAGGAAGCGAAGCGGCGGAAGAAGGCGGGGAAGGGCGGCGCTCAGCAGTTGTTGCCGGGCGCGGCGGGGACGGGGGAGACACCCCCGGAAAAGAGCGATTTCTTTGATGGGTTGGACTGAGATGAAACCCTACTACGACGACGGGAAGGGGATTGTGATCTACTGCGGGGATTGCAGGGAGATATTGCCTGGGATCGAGGCCGACGTGCTGGTTACTGACCCGCCTTACGGCATCGCCTACAAGAGCGGCCATTTCGGGACGTTGCCGCGCAGCATCAAGGGCGACAAGGATACTTCGGCCCGTGATGGTGTACTGTCGTCATGGAGCCCCCGCCCCGCGCTTGTCTTCGGATCGTGGAAGATTCAGAGACCAACCGAGACAAGGATGCTCCTGGTGTGGGATACGCTGGGCGCGCTTGGTATGGGCGATCTGTCGCTCCCGTGGAAGCCAGCACACCAAGAGGTGTACGTCATCGGAACCGGGTTCAGTGGACACCGGGGTTCCGATGTGCTTCGTTTCGCGAACACCCAGGCGCAGGCAGCCAATGGCAGGGTTCACCCAAACGAAAAGCCCGTCAAACTCCTCTCCGCCCTGATAGCAAAGTGCCCTGCAGGTGTAATCCTAGACCCCTTCATGGGCAGCGGGACCACGCTCGTTGCAGCGAAGAACCTGGGACGCAAGGCCATCGGGATTGAGATCGAAGAGAAATACGCGGAAATCGCAGTCAAGAGACTTGCCCAGGGGGTGTTGCTGTGAACAACGGGTTGAACGAGACAATATACCGAGGAGGACACAATGGTTGAGCGAGACGGCAAGGGGAAAGTAGAGGGGACTATCACCCACTTCATCTACCGGGACGATGAGTCGTTTTTCACCGTGGCAGTGGTGGATGTCGGAAGCGGGCGGGAAGCGAAGATCGTGGGCAAGATGCCCGGTGTCCTCCCCGGTGAGAAGATTGTCGCAGAAGGGACGTGGAAGGAGAACGATCGGTACGGCGGGCAAGACCTCCAGGTGACGGACTACACGGTCACCGAGCCACAGGGTATCCAGGCGATCGTCAAGTACCTGGCCTCGGGGCTGATTGAGGACATCGGCCCCGTCATGGCCCGGCGGCTGGTCAAGGCATTCGGTCTGGAGACCCTGGATATCATTGAGCACCATCCCGAACGACTGAGGACCGTCGAGGGGATCGGCCCCGTGCGCGCCCGCAAGATCGCTGAGGCGTGGGTCAAGCAGAAGGCGGTGAAGGACGTGATGGTGTTCCTCTTCCGCATCGGGATCTCGGCTGCGTACGCCACCCGCGTGTACAAGAGGTACGGAGACCAGACGGTGGGGATGCTGGAAGAAAATCCGTACCTGCTGACGCGGGTCGATGGCATCGGATTCAAGAAGGCGGACGCGGTAGCCAAGCGCATGGGGATCCCGACGACCTCCCCGTTCCGGGTCCAGGCGGGCACCGAGTTCGCGTTGCAGGAGGCGCAGAAGAACGGGGGTCACTGCTATCTGCCGCTCGGGAAGCTCCATCAGGACGCGTGCAGGCTCCTCGGTGTACCGGCGGAGAACGTTGACGACGCGCTGCGCTCCCTCGTGCGGGGTGCGCGCGTCTGCGCCGACGGGAGACTGGAGGACCCCGAGTGCCGCGTCTATCTGATGCCCCTGTACAATGCTGAGAGCAAGGTGGGAACCACCCTGGCTGCGATGTCCAAGGTGGACGACCAGATTACCCTGGTGGACCGGGACGCGGTGGAGGCGCACATGGGGCACGACCTTTCGGATCGGCAGTGGGAGGCGGTGGTGACGAGCGTGAGCCGGAGGGTGTCGATCGTCACCGGAGGGCCGGGGACGGGCAAGACGACCGTGCTCAAGGCAATGCTCTACCTCCTACGCCAACGGAGGGAATCCGTAGCCCTGGCCGCGCCCACGGGCCGGGCCGCGAAGCGCATGGAGGAATCCACGGGCCTGGAAGCGCGGACGATCCATCGGCTCCTCGCGTATCACCCCGATGAGGGCTGGCGAATGAACGCCGCGAACCCGCTGCCTGCGGGGACGGTGATCATTGACGAGGTTTCGATGGTGGATATCAACCTGGCCTATCGGCTGGTGGACGCGCTGACTGACGAGCACCGGCTGATCCTGGTTGGCGACGTTGACCAGCTCCCGAGCGTTGGCCCGGGCGCGGTGCTTCGCGACGTGATCCAGTCGGAGGTGGTCCCCGTGACGCGCCTGGACGTGATCTACCGGCAAGCGCAGGGGAGCATGATCATCGCGAACGCCCACCGCGTGCAGGCCGAGGAGAAGCTTGTGTGGCAGGCTGAGGAGGGGCAGGCGCAGGACATGGAGTGGATCGACGCTGACCCGGATCCGACAGGCGCGCAGGTCCAGGTCTTGGAAGCGTTACAGCGGTTGCGCGAGGAGGGCTTTGATCCGGTGCGCGACGTCCAGATCCTGACCCCCATGCGCAAAGGGCCGATCGGTACTGAGGGCCTCAATCGGCTGTTGCAGGGGCGCTTGAACAAGCACGGCGAGGCGGCGCTGAGATTCCAGGACGGGGGCTCGGTGCGCGTAGGCGACAAGGTCATGCAGACGCGGAATGACTACGAACTGGAGGTGTACAACGGCGACATCGGGACGGTGGTGAACTTCGACGCGAAGCCGTTCCGGCTCTACGTGCGGATCGACGGGCAGACGGTGGAATACACGCGGACGCAGACGTGGAACCTGCAACTCGCCTACGCGTGTACAATTCATAAATATCAGGGAAGCCAGCTATCTGCAATAATTGTGATAGTACACTGGTCACACTACATTATGCTAGCCCGCAATCTCTTCTACACGGCGATTACCCGCGGGGAGCGAAAGGTGATCGTGGTGGGCATGGGCAAGGCCCGCGGCCGGGCGGTGTCGAACAACCGGCCTGTGGAGCGGTTCACCCACCTCATGGAGCGGCTGCGCAAGCCCCGGGCCACGGACCTGTTTGGTGAGGCGGCGGGGGCGGCGAAATGACGGTCAGGATCCTCATCGGAGACTGCATCGAGCGTCTGCGCGAGCTCCCGGGCGAGTCCGTCCACTGCTGTGTGACGAGCCCTCCGTACGCTGGACTTCGCGATTACGGCGAAGACGGACAGATCGGGCTTGAGGCAGTGCAGGATTGCCTGGGGTGGGCAACGGGGGAGACCTGCGGGGAATGCTATGTTTGTCGGATGGTCGCCGTTTTCCGTGAGGTGCGGCGGGTCCTACGAGACGATGGAACGCTGTGGCTGAATCTGGGGGACTCGTACAACGGGAGCGGCGGGGCGGGGGGTGACTACGGCAAGGGCGGAATCAAGGAAGGCCAGCCGAAGTATCCCGGCAGACGCTTGGCATCGCTCAAGCCCAAAGACCTGTGCATGATCCCTGCCCGCGTGGCCCTGGCCCTGCAAGCGGACGGCTGGTACCTGCGACAGGACATCATCTGGCACAAGCCTAACCCGATGCCTGAGAGCGTGCGGGACCGTTGCACCAAGGCGCACGAGTATGTGTTTCTGCTGTCTAAGTCGGGGCGGTATTTCTGGGATCAGGAAGCGGTGAAGGAGCCGGTTGCTGGCACTGCTCACGCTCGCGGAAACGGCGTGAATCCGAAAGCCAAGGCGAACGCTGCAGGATGCAAACAGAACGAGTCGTTTTCTGCTGCGGTCAGCGGGTTGGTCGATGTGCGCAATGTCCGCTCCGTCTGGACCATCGGAACCAAGCCGTTCAGCGAGGCCCACTTCGCCACGTTTCCGCCTGAGCTGCCGGAGCGGTGCATCAAGGCTGGCTGCCCAGAAGACGGGACCGTCCTTGACCCCTTCTTCGGCGCTGGCACCACGGGCCTAGTAGCGGATCGCCTGGGCCGGGACTGCATCGGCATCGAGTTGAACCCGGAGTATGCAGAGATCGCGAGGAAGCGTATCAAAGGCGACGCCCCGCTGTTTGCGGACGTGTCGTGAGACTGCCCCGGCGCGCGCTGGCTGGGCTGGGAGGTGAGGGGTGAGCAAGAAATTGAGCGATAGACCCGATTGGGACGGTCTGAAAAGCGACGTAAATAAGCGCATCGACGCGCTGAGCGTCGTGTGGGAGAACGTGCAGGATACGGAGATCGGTGATCGCATCCGGTCGGACCTCTGTCTCCCCGCGTTGCGGCTGCTTGTGGAATTCTGCATGTGCGTGGAGATTGACGAAGACGTGGAGGTGGAGAGTGAGTAGCAAACGGTACGAGTGGAGAGGTCCACTACGAGAGCAACTGTGGGACAGCAAGCGTGGCTGCTGGGCGATCTGGACTACAGTCGGCGGGCATATCGGAACCACTGAGGAGTCCAAGCAGACCATAGAGGACGCATTCAATGCAGCCCCCGCCCCCGACACGGAAGCCCTGCGGGCCGAGCTTGCGGTGCTTCGGCGGGCGCTGGAGTTTGCCCTGGACGAGTGGGCAGACGAGACCACTGACTGCGACGATTGCGGCAAGCCAAAAGCAGAGAGCTTCTACATCGGCGAAGCCCGCGCCGAGGCCAAGGCCCCTGACTCGGGAGGTGAAGGGTGACCCTAGAACGACGACTGATAACCCTCGCAATCGACATGCGCAGCGCGGCCGGAGCCATGCAGGATGAGGCGGCTAAAGCGAAGAGGCGGAGCACCCCGGAGAGGCTGGCACCGGAGCGCGACCTCGACCACCACGCGTCAGAACTCCGGGGAGCTGCCGAGATAGTGGACGCCTGGGTTGTGGGATTGGAGGGGGAAGAAGGGTGAAAAACAAACTGCAAGATGTCGGACGAGCAACCATGCGGGTTTACGGACTGCGACGCCTAAACCGGCGCCCCGGCGACAAGCGGGATTACGTCGAGTGGTACAACTTTAGCGAGGGACACTGGGACACTCCACACTGCGCGGACGGCGACACTATCTACCTGTGGAACCTCGAAAGGGTGCCGCTGACGGTCCGGGAGGCAGGCGAGAAATTCCCTGAATCCGAGTTGGTGCCATTCGATATCGTTGAGGACATCAAGGGGATCAGGGGCAAGAATCCCCGGCAGGTGTTCTTCGGGGGTGACGAATGACCGATCCTTGCCCGTACCGTTCCCCCCTGATAAACTTTGACCACTGGAGGGCATCCTGATGCAGCGATGGGTACTCGGCATTGACCCAGCCACAACGAGCGGGATCTCCGTCCATCGCGACGTACGCCGTCCCCTCTGGGTCGGCAAGATCCGGCGCACCGACTGGGAGGCAGTGGTGCGCTTCCTCGACGAGGGGCTGATCCTCTGGCGTAGGAAGTGGCTCAAGGTGGTGGATTGGCCAGCCTGGGATCCCGAGAAGCACCAGCGGGTCCTCGTGGCAGAGACGCAGTTCGTGGGCCAGTACGCCAGCGCGGTGATCCCCGTCGTAGCGGCTCGCACCACCTGGGAAGTCCTGGCCGCGGAGCGCGGGTGGGGCATCGTGCGCCGCGCCCCGTCGCAGTGGCGAGTCCCCCAGCTCGGGCGGCAGACGGTCGGGATGAAGAGGAAGGCGCTCAAGGCGCTGGCGAAGGCGACGGCGACGGCGGAGTTCGGCCTGGACCTGACCGACGATGAGGCCGAGGCTGTCTACCTCGGGTGTGACGGGATAACGCTTGTGAATCTGGAGGGGCTGCTGGTAAAGGCCGGTGTCCCCGATGATGTGTTGAAACGACTGAGACGAGGAGGAAAGGCGAGATGAAAGGCCACGTGAAGTACGGAGAGAAAGACGAAGTGGTGGGGCGGTTACAGCACTGCCTGAACAACCTGGGACTGGCCCCGGAGATCAAGGTGGACGACGACTTCGGGCCAGCGACGCGGCGGGCGCTGCTCCTCACCCGGGAGGACCTGGTCAGGGAGACGCGGCTCTACGATCCCGAGATGGTGATCATGGAGAACCTGGTGCGGCTGAAGACGGGGCTGGAACGGGAGGCGGCGGCGGCGCGCGCTGATGGGACCTTCCCCCCGTTGCCCCGGACCTATGCTGAGATAGGGGAGGTCTTCGGCACCTTCGACGCTACCCCGAAGAAGGGGGAGAAGGGCTGGGTGAAGCCGACGAACAAGAGCAAGGAATACCGGATCGTCAAGGCCAAACTCCCGATCGTCGGGAACAAGTGGGTCCACGAGAAGATCGTCCCCGTCCTGGCCCGGTTCCTCGAAGTGGTCGAGGACGAGGGGCTTGCAGACGACCTGCGCGGCATCGGGACCTATGCCTGTCGGCACATCGGGCGCAACCCGAAGCGGCGGCTGTCGATCCATTCGTGGGGCATTGCCTTTGACGTGGACTCGGGGGACAATCGCATGGGCAAGCGCGGGCTGATCAACCCGCGGATCCGTATCATCGCTGAGGCCCTGGGCTTCCACTGGGGCGGGCGCTGGGGCGTGTCGTCTGCGGATCGGAAGCGCGGGCTCACGGGCAACCAGATCCTGAACCTCCGGGGCGGGTTCGGCGCGGGCAAGGATGACATGCACTTCGAGTACTACCTCGGCAACTCCAGCCAGCAGAAGTAACGCGCCGTGTTCCCAATCCTGACAGCGTTGATCCTCTGGACGTGGGTGCCGGACGGCGACGCCCTAGAGGTCTACACCTGCCTGTTCGCCGCTGCCTACGACGTAGACCCCAACGAGGCGCTGGCCGTGGCGTGGATCGAGAGCAAGCACAGGCGCAATCCCACGAGCTCCCACCGTCCCCAGCCATGGAGCCCTGACCACCCGTGGAGGATTTGCGGCGTGTACCAGGTTACGGGGGGGAGATACGGGCGCCCTGCTTGCGTTCTGATGGTGTCTTGGCTCTGGGTGGGTGCGTGGGCAGGCGTGGCGTCAATCTCGTACTGGAGGGGGCGCTGTGTTCGCACCTGGGCCTGTGCGTACCATCAGGGCAACTCGGGGTGTCGCGTAGACGGGTGCTACTACATGCGGCAGATGAAGCGGCTGGCTCGGCAACGGCCATGGGATCGATAGAGGAGGATCAGATATGTCGGAGGCAATGACTTACGAGGAAATCATTGAGGAGATCCTGGGATCGGATCGCCTGGACGAGGTCACGCGGAAGCGGGTTCTTGCGCTCCGCCTGAACCTGTCGCAGAATATCACCCTGGGACTGCATCAGATGGACCGGCTGAACGAGGTCATCAAGGTCGTCAGGCGACCGCTGGTTTGCCAGTTTTTGGAGAAGGGTGGGGGATGCGCGTTCAAGGCCCGATCCAGGTTCTTTCAGGACCGAGAGGATACGCGGTGCAATATCGTGCGAGCCCCGCAGACGTGCGAATTTTACAGAGAGAAACAGGGAGGCATCAATGAAGGCGACGAAGACGGCGACTGAGAGAGAATTCGAGGTTCGGCTGGCCCACGTGCAGCTTGTGGAGGTGGTCGACGACACGGGGCCGAAGCCCCTGATCAACCGGCGACCGGCGGTGGACGCGAAGACCGGGGCTGGCGTCCAGAAGGTGATCGCCAAGACCACGGTGAAGGCGACCCGGAACGTCGACGCTCTGCGGCGGGCGATGGAGTGGGCGGACAAGCAGATGGAAAACCGAAGCCTCCTCAAGTTGAACGTGGCCTTCGGGGTGGACCGCGCGAGCGGGAACGACCTGATCAGGATCCGCGCAGCCACGAAGCCCGCGGGCACCTTCCCCGTCGACGCGGCCACCGAGGCCCCCGCGAAGAAGGCCCCGGCCAAGCGGACCCCCCGCCGCCGCCGCTCCCCGGCAACCACCCGCCGCTAGTCCGCCCCCCCCCTGCCTCCTCGGTCCCCGGCCCACAAACGACGATCCGTCCAATACGCGCTTGACAGCGCGTTCGACGTATCGTAGAGTAGCCACAGGTTGGACCGGAGGTCAGCGTGAGACGTTGCATATTCCCACACAAGAGGTAGCAGATGAAAGGGAAAGAGTTCAGAGCGTTGATGCAGGAGGAACTGGGTGTGACCATGGCGGAATTCGCTGTGTTCGTCGACCGGAGTTACAACACGGTGAGTAGGTGGTGCCGCGGGGTTCACGAGGTGCCCAAGGAATTGGCGTTGTTGCTCACCCTGATGATCGCGCTGAAGAAGCACTTCTCCGCGGAGATTCTTCAGTACCTCGGGTTGGAGATCCTCCTGGATCTACCGGGCATGACCGACGAGGAGGCAGGGGAAGAGGCAGGGGAACCAGCGGCGGACGCGGCGGATCCGGTGGACGCGGTCGAGGCCCCCTGATGGACATCGTCGGGGACAAGATCCTGAGCGCCGTGCGGGAGCGGCTGGAGGCACACGTCGACGGGGAGGCGATCTGGCCAGCCTGGAACGTCGCCCTCGGCGCGGCACTACAGAGGTATCCAGAGTATCCCGACGAGGCGGAGCGGCTCGCTCTGAAGGCATACCGCAAGGCGCTGGTTGAACGGTTCGGGGACGGAGTGGGGCAGTACGTCGACGATTCCTGGCAGCTCCTGCATATCCTGATCGCCGATTCGGAGGATGACCTTGCTGAGTTTCCCGTTGAGCGGATGCTCGAATGGCGGAATCGGATCGGGCCGGTGTTCCACGGGGTGTCGTTTCTGACTGGCAGCGCGCAAGGCGATGAGGATGGAACGGAAATTTGACGTCTACCACAGGGAGTCAGGGCGGCAGGCCAATGACGCCTGGGTGCTGATCCCGTCTCGTGATCTCGCTGGCTGGATCGCGGCCCGGGTCTACGCGTCCCTGTGCGAGCCAGCGGTCGGAATGGAGTTGCGGCAGACCCTTCAGGAAACGTACGAGAAGGGTATCGTTATGGGCGATCAGGGGCGGCGGAATGACCCCCATGTCCGTGGTGGCAAACTGGCGCTTCGGGCGTTCCTCGTAGCGCTGGAAGCCATCAAGAACGGACGGGGGGAGATGATTGAGCGGGTGATTGCCGGGATCACTGAGCGCCTGCTTCCGAAGACGGAGGATGACGCGGCGAGTGCGGAGATTGATGACCACCTGATCGACCGGATTCGCGACAGGCTCCAGATGTTCAGGGCGGGGGAGACCGTGACCGTTGAGCACGTAGCGCGGATCATGGACACCCGTGATCTCCGCACGGTGGACAGCGTTCTACGCGGACTCGCTGACCGACACGAGCTGGTAGAGCGGTTTGGCCCGATGACTTACAGGAGACGATGATCGATGTTCAACATGGTTTTCATACTTGGACGCATGGGCAAGGATCCCGAGATGCGGACATCGGGGAAGGGCACGCCGTATTGCACGGTGACCATGGCCACTAACTACACGGTCAAGAAAACAGGGACCGACGATCCTTGCTGGTTCAGGACCGTCGCGTACGGTGGCGTGGGTCAGAATCTGTTCGAGCGGGGGCGAAAGGGCGGTGTAGTTTTTGCGATCGGCAGGATGCGGATGCAGTCATGGAGGCATCCAGACGGGCACCAGGTGAACGATTACGACGTGATAATAGAATTTGCGCGTCTACTAAACTGACGCGGAGGAGAAACGATGTTCCACAGAGAAACGAAAAAGTGCTCGATCAAGGCAATCAAGGTCGGGCGGCTCAACGACAAGGCGGTGCTAACCATCGGGCTTCGCACCCATATTACAGAGGACGAGCTCCGGGAGCTGGGTATGGAGCCCTCGTCCCTGGGCGCGTTCGGGAAGACGGTCACGGGTCCGAAGGCTCTGGCGACCCACGCGCTGTCCATCGGGGCTGCGAATGAGGAGTGGACCTTCGATCTGGAGAGCCCCCTTGCCAAGCCGAAGATCGAGGTAGCGGGCGCGGTGGAGAACGATGACGGGGAGACGGACGTCAACTACTTCATGACCTTCGAGGTGAGCGTGTGCCTGTACGAGGAAGCGCACCGCGGCCCCACGTGGGAGATCCTGCGGAATCACGGGCTGGTTGTCAGCGTCGACTTCCGGGAACTTCGGACCGGGGATCTCTTCGCAGAGCCCGGCGACAAGGGCGATACCTCCACCGACGAACCTGATCAGCAGTAGCAACCCGCCGTGGTCCAGTATTACAGACACGTCCCCAACAAGTACAAGAAGAGGCCCCTCAAGATCTACCGGACGGATAAGCGCTGGGAAAATCTGCGTCGGCAACCTCACCCCGAAGAGCGACGGGTCCGCACCATGATCCGAGATGGTCAAGACAAGGGGAACACGACGCAGCAAATCGCCGATCGCCTGAACAGAGCGGGGATCACGACGATCAAGGGCAAGCACTGGACGCCGAAGAACCTCCTGTACTTCATGGGCAAATGGGGACTCACGGACAACGAAGAAAACCGAGCGTTTCGAAAGCGCGTGCTGCGGCAACGGGCGCTTGAGGAGGTTCTCCGCGTGCTCCGGCCCAAGGCGGATGAGCCGTTCACGGCGGCGACGTTGATCCCGCACCTGCTTGAGGATGAGCAACATCGGTACGCATTCGATATCAAGAGCGAGATCGGGGCGGAGACGGTCGCCAAGGTCGAGACGATCCTCCTGAGATTCGTTGAGCAGAAGCGGCTCAGGGTGGTCAGGCACGGGGTGTATGTAGTGGTGTACCAACAGAGAAAATGGAGGGAAAAGCAATGAACAAGACACTCGAAACGACAATCAGGATGATGAGCGCTGTGCGCGACGGCGCGCAGATGAAGGTTTCCAGGAACTTCCTGGATTTCTTCGCTGACCGCATCCGGCAGGCGTGCACCGAGGCCAGCCTGGTGTCCATGATGGAACATCTGGTGGAGTCCGTGGAATTCGCGGCCGACAAGATAGCGGAGACCACGGTCACCGCGTTTCTGACCGAGTGCGCGAACCCCGACGCGCCGGCCGTGGTGGCTTGGCTGTCGGGGCACTCCCGTATAGCGGCGATGCTTTCGGCCGTCACGGACGAGGCCATGCTGTTGTCCAGCCTGGAATCGATCGATATCGAGGCAGACGAGGGGGCCAGCGGGGCAGCTCCCCAGCGGAGAGGATTCGACATCCCGATCCGTGTCCAGTGCTTGTCGCCGCTGTCTCACGGCGCGGACATCAAAGCCGGGAATGCCACGATGTTCCGCCGCCTGGACGTGCTTACGGATACGGACAAGGTCCTGTCGTTGCCGTACTACGCGGGCAACGCGTTCCGGGGCCGGATGCGGGACCTGCTGGCTGACCACCTGCTAGACAATCTGGGGTTGGTCCCCAGCCGCAGCAATCCACCGATCGAGCCCTACTTCTTCCAGGTCCTCTACTCAGGGGGCGCGCTGGAAGAGAAGACCAGCAAGGCGCACAAGGCCGTCGCCGCCGTACTCGGGAGCGCCGGTGCCGTCAAGGCCAGGGGCGTGCATCGCTTCCGCGACACGCTCCCGTCGATCAGCCTTCTCGGGTGCTCAGTCGGCAACAAGATCCTGGCTGGCAGGATCCAGGTGAACGACCTGCGTCCGCTGTGCAAGCAGTGGGGGACGGGTGAGCAGAACGTTTCGCAGCTCTTCTGCTGGGAGTTCTTGACCCGTCGCGAGGACCGCGAGGAGTACGACAAGCACTCCGGCATGATCGCCACCACCGAGTGTCTGAAAACAGGCGTAGAACTGGAGGGCGGCGTGGATCTGCTGGGTCATATCTCGGAGGTCGAACTGTCCGCGCTTGCTGTCGGCCTGGAACTCATGCGCAAGCAGGGGCGGCTGGGTGCCGAGGGACGCCGCGGGCTCGGGAGCGTGGAAATCGAGTACGACAACCTCCCGTCCTCGGAGCCGTACGAGACCTTCCTCGCCGAGAACAAGGACATGATCCTGGATTTCCTCCGGGAGATCTCGGCTATCGCTCCCGCTGGTTCGGATGAGTAGTCCGGCTGAACTGGTAGCGTCTGCTCTGCTACCCCTCACCGAGCGGGTACCGCTGCCACAGGAGCCCGTGCATGGGACGTGCGCGGTCACCGGTAGGGAGGGGCCATGCATCCGCCGCAAGGACGCGATCGGGGGCAACTTCACGACCCAGGGAATCTTCGCTGCGCCGAATAGCGATCTGGTAGGAGTAGAGACATACCAAGCGCTCAAGTGGAAATGGCAGCGGATGAGTTCGTGGATCTGCGACGGCCGGCAGTTCGTCAAACTCCGCCGTCCGGACGTGCGCCGGGCCGTCCTTGAGGGGCCGGAGGGGTTCTTCGATTCGCCCCCTGAGCGATGGGCAGCCTACTGCACCACGTCATACAAGAAGCACGGGATCCTGGTAGCCCGCGTCAACGCGTACCCGCGCAGCGCCCTGTGGGCATTCGACGACGTGCTTGTGGATTGCTCAGACGGCGCAGCGGTGAGGGCGATGTACACCCGGCTGTGCGGGTATCTGGAAAGCGGGATCGGGCGGCCAGCGCTGGAATCCCGACACCCGAACGTCGCCACGATCAAGCGCTCCGGAATCAGCACCTGGCTGGATTTCGAGAAGTGGAGCGCGGACAAGTGGAGGTCTCCGCTGTATCGCTTCGTGTGCTATCTGTTGCCCAGCATTGAGGAGCGGAAGAACGCAGCGGCCGGGAGCGCAGCCGATGCTTGAGGACGTGCTCTACAGGCATACACAGGGGCGCCATTATCGGGGCGTGATAGCGGATGCCCATGCTATCGTCAAGGAGGCACTCGTTCAGTATCCAGGCCCCGCGACGGTGGCAGTGTCCGGGGGCAAGGACTCCGTAGCCATGGCGCATATCGTGGTCCAGCATTGCGACCCGGTCGTCATGTGGAACAACTCCGGTCTGGAGATGGAGGAAACCGAGGGGGTCGTCAGACGCACTGCTGAGTTGCTGGGGCGTCCGCTGGTGATTGCCCCCGGCGATGTCATGGCGCACTGGAAAAAAGAGGGGCATGATGCCGCCCGGAGAAATACCCGTCGCACTCATGAATGCGTGCTTGTGGAGCCGATCCGTAAAGCACTGATCGAAAACGGGATCGTGCTCAACTTCGTCGGGCTGCGCATGGACGAGGCCCCGCAGCGCAAGATCCTTATCCAGAGCCGAGGCCCGATCCGGGACAGTCCCTACTGGGGGTGCGCTGTAGCCAATCCGATGCGGCGCTGGCTGGGAGCTGATTCGTTTGCCTATCTGGACGAGCACGGCCTGCCGATCCACCCCGCCTATCAGCGCACCGAGTGGCGAGACCGCAACGCGATCCGCGTGGGCTGGGCATGGAATGTCACGCGCGAGGAAAGCGGCTCCGCAGAGTACGTGCGCAGACACTATCCTGCGCTGTATCGCAAGCTGCGACACCTCGGAATGGTGTAGAGGAGAACCCAATGCTGAGACCACTGAAGATCACATTCACCCTCGATGGCTCCGGCGTAGTGCTGGATCCTCATGAGCCTATCCACCTCGACGCGCTCTTGGGCGCTATCCTGGCTCCGCACCAGGGGCTCACGCCACCGGCCAGAGACGAGAGGCCGGACGATATCAGGATGCCCCTGGGACGCTGGCGATGGAGGCTTGACCGCTCCGTATGGGGCTACTGCACAAGCGCGTTGACCCCGGACGGGGAGACCGCTGAATCCATGGACTACCGACGGCGGAAGATGCAGCAAGACCGGCTGCACATGACCAAGGGCACCTGGAATACACAGATTGGCACAGGCAAGGAATGGAATGTCGGCCTACCCCTGGTGCTCTGTACGTCCATGGTCGGGTACGTGTACGGCGTTCGCAAGGAGGTGGCCAAGCTCTTCCGCCAGAAGCCGATCCGCTACCTGGGCAGGGACCGGGCACGCGGGCGGGGGCGCGTCGTGGGTGTCACGGTCGAGGTGGTGGACAAAGACCTGTCTGTGGTGCGGGACGGGCAAGCGATGCGGTATCTGCCTGTCGAGGACGGCGTGCGGATCTGCCGCACCCGCCCGCCGTACTGGAACAGCGTGGACACGCGCCCTATGTGCGACGTGGGTGATTATGTGGAGGCGGGGGACTATTTGCCCTGGAGGAGGTAAGGAATGTCTGACATCTGCCGACACTGCCGATCCGATGCGCGCTGGAAAGCCTCGGGTGGCGATACCCGCTGGCGTCATATGACCAGGCGGGCGTGCTACGACGAGTATTACATGGGATCCGGGTATTGGGATCCCGACGGCATTCACCACGATGTCAACTGCCGGAACTTCTTGTCCGTCCAGGACTACAATCGGCGGCGGGCTGGTGCGAAGGCCGCGGAGGTCGCACTGGCCGAGTTCCATGACGTCGAGGCCCCCGTCTCCGGTGACGAGATCCGCACGGCGCGGAAGGTCGCCGACCAGGTCAAGCGGAAATTCCTGCCCGGCCACTGCGTGGAATGCGACGCCCACCTCTACCAGCGGGACAAGGACCCGAGGGCCCCGGTTACCATGGATCTCTGCCAGGACTGCCGACAGCGGCTTTGGTACCCCCTGGACGTCGTCGAGTACGGGATCCCCGATGGTGACAAGGTGTGGGTACGCGGGGGGAAGCGGGGCGCTCCGCGGATCTGGCGAGCCGTCCCCGGGGTCGTCTACGGAGCCACCCCCTCGGTGATCAAGGTCCGATTCTTCACCGATTGGCCCGGGCGGCAGCGGACAAGCAAGACCGCCCTGATCCCCAAAGATGAACCACGCTTCTACCGGCGCGATGTCCTGTTGGCGCAGGATGTCTAGTCGTCGTCGCTAGGAACTGACCTTCTTGAAACTGTTGGTGAGCGGATCGTACTCCCAGTACTTGTCGCAGAGGTCCGGGGTCGGGAGACCTGGGATATTGATGTTGATGGTGGTGAGGAAGTCGAGGATCGCTTGCAGGAACATGATCAGGCCATTGAGGTCGAGGTTCGGATCCGGGTCGAAGCGGAAGCAGGGCTGCCCCAGGAGGGCGAGGAACACGTTGATCAGCCGGATCGGCGCTCCCAGCATGGTCAGGATACTCATCGCCTGTTCGATCTCTGCCTCGACGTTGGAGAGCGCGCACTGCCCGATAGCGATCAGGTCGTCGTCTTCGCGCTCCTGGCCCTTCTGGATAGCGTACTCTGCGTCAGTGATCGCCTGGTCAAGTGAGTGGAGATTGTCGATTAGCTCTTGGAGGAGCATGATCACGAGGGCGATGAACCGCATGATCGACAGGGGGAGCACCAGGGGGGGG